ACCCGTGATGAGTGTAAAACCTTCATCAAAGAAAAACACCCTGATATTGACCCATTTGATATTCAACTAAAAACTCAATACATTAGTGATTACAAACCTTCTGGATACTTTGACCGATGACTAACACCGCATATCAAATCTGGGAAACATTCAAAGCAGAATTGATTGTAGAACCCACCGATGATATGAAAGAAGCATTAGCATCTTCTATTCGTGTGATTTCTTCTATCATTCATAGAGATGGAGTGCTTGAAAATGAACCTTGGCACCTTCATATTGCTCAAGAACTAAATGAAATCTCTTATGATGTGGAGGCACTATGAAACTCTACCGATACAAGAAAGACGGACACCTTTATACTCTCTATGAGCAGTTGAGACCATTCTATAATCTTGTAGCAGTTCCTTATTTCCCAAATCAAGGTATTCTTGCTAAAAGTAAGAGGAGTATTTCTATGAATGACTTTATCGTGGTTGCTGAACGATGACTGACGAAGAATGGGAAACCACACTCAAAAGTATGAATGAGGGTGTGAAGAAGTGGGTGAATGAAGAAATTGATAAAATCAAGTATAATGTAGTCAAAGACATTATTAACAGAGAATTGAAAAATGACTGAATTTCAACCAAAACCACAAACACCAGAAGAAGTAGATGCTGGTCTTCGTGATGCTATGAAACAAGCAAAACTAGAGGGTGTATTCAAAATTCCTGCTGATGCTTTCAAAATCAGTCAACCAAAACAATCTAACTGGACTTGCTATATGTTCGGCAATCGTCCAAATGCTAATTATGGTATTGCTTATACACCAGCAGAAGGAAGAGTTCCTAATCGTTTTGTGAGGTTTATGATGCGAATTTGTTTTGATTGTATGTGGGTGGAGAAGAAATGACACTTGAAGAACTGGCACAAGGGATGCTCTGTGGGGTTCTGTGAGTGGTATAATACTCTCATACACACAGAGGACTGATGACTGAACAAGAACTTATTGAACTCTGGGGTAATGGAACCCAGTTTGGAATGAATACTCTTGGTGCTGGTGTTATGACTGGTGCTATGAATAATGCCTTTCGTGAGGTTGCTGTAAAGTTTGCTCTTGTAGTTGCTGATAAAGCATATGGTATTGGTTATGATATTGGAGCAGGTGATGAGTATGATAGGGGATATGTTGATGGTGTGGAAAGTGTAAGGTCTGGTGTTCTTGGAGATTGAAATGACTGAACTTGAACTTGGGCAAATGTTATTTGGAAATGCCACAGAGGAATATAGTGTTCCTCGTGAGAAGTGGATGGGTGGTCCATTCCAAATCCTGATTGATGCGATCACAGAAAAGACAGGAGAAAAAGATTATGGATACACTCCACATTTCTCCAACGACTTCTTTATCATCCGTCCTTATTATTGGGGTGATGAAGAAGATGAAATGGATAAACCTAACTTTCAAATCCCAAGTGAAAACTTCCGTTTGACTTGGTATAAGTATCCTTTTAGGAGTTCTTATGCGAGTGAGAAACTTACTCCAAAGAGGTGGAACGACCTGATTCAAAAATGTATTAAGAGTTTGGAAGAATGACTGACGAACAAATCCTAAAACTTGCTAAAACCTGTGGGTTTGATGAATTTCCAGATAATATTACATCAACCAAAAAACAACTCTTGAAATTTTCTGCATTAATCTACACAGAAGGTTTCAAAGTAGGATACGATGAAGGTTGGGAAAGTAGTAATGTAAGCACCAAAATGAATACTTGGAGTTCTGATGATGACTAACAAACTAAAATTCACACAAGTATCCAGAGTCATCTGCCCCAAGACTGGTGTTCATTATCTTGATGCGATTGATGAGAATGGAATACACTGGGTTGCTCAACAAGAAATTGGTGTGGAACGGTGGATTACTTATAAGGAAACTTGGAAAAAAGACCCCCAGCAACCATTAGACTTATGACGCATCCTACAAAAGATTGGGAATTTGATGATACAATTGAAGAAGCATTTCAGGAATGGTTCAACGACCTTTGTGGTGGTTTTTCATTTCGTAGTGAATGGTTCTATGATGATGCGGAGGTAGAAGATGTGAAGACCCGTCAGGATTTGATGTATAAGTGGGTTCACTCTGCGTTTGTTATGGGTTATAATATGGGAAGAATGGAAGGACTTGAAGTAGGACTGACGAATAATGAAGATTGAAATCACTTATACACCACATCCAACCAAAGGATATACTGCTACAATCTGGGATGGTCCTGATGGAATAGATGAAGATAGTTTTGTTTGTCGCAATCTTGGGGAATGTTTTGAACAGATTGTAATGTGGAGAACACTCAACGCACAACATTATTATGGAGGAACTGAAAATGACTGAACGCAACCTTGAGAAAGAACTTCAATATTTCACCTATACCGATATGGAAGGGGGAAATGATACTCAAAACATTCACTATCCTGCTTTAATTCTTATTCTTCAAGATTTGGTAGAAAGAGTGGAGCAACTGGAAAAAGACAACGAAATCCTAAAATCTTATGCGTGGGAAGTATGACTGATGCTCAAATATGCGAAATGGTTAATAGGCATCGGGTTCTTATTCGTAATGAGATGAAAATGTTAATTTATAGAATAAACCACGAACCTAATGCTGAAGTTCTCCAAGAAGCATTCAACGATACAAAATGGATTGAATTTGCTAAATGGTTAAAGGAGATAAGAGATGAGTGAAGAATACACAGACGAACAAATCCAAGAATGGGACAAAGAGGACTTTGGAAATCTTCCAGATGGTTTCTTTCTATCTCAAAATGAAATTGATGAATTGAGAAATCAAAAATATGAACTCACGGATTATGCACGGAAAAAACTCAAAGAACTTATGGAAAAACAAGAGGCACAAAATGACTGAAAGAGCACAAAAAGTAATAGATGCCGCACATAGAGTAGTGGATGGTGGTGTTCCTCTGGGAAAACTCATCCGTGAGGGCAAGAAAGACCCTATGAGTGCTCGTGTGAACTGTGAGTATGCTGCTGTTCTTCGTGAGGTAGTAGAGCAATGTAGAGTTGGTGGATTGCTGTATTGTGAGGATATTCTTGAACTTGCGAATGAATTGGAGGACTTATGACTGAACCTTATCCTGATGAGATGTTTGAAGAAGCAGAGAAAAGAGAGCAAGTCGATACTGGTCTCCGTAATGCCTTTAGACAAGCAATGAAAGATGGTGTGATGGATGCTACTCCTTATTTTAAACAAATGACTTTCAAATCTGATATTGAAAAGACCGAAGCAGAAATAAAAGTATTACAAAAGAAACTTGACCTCCTCAAAGAGATTGAGACACATAAATCTCAACCACCAAGAATGAACTTTGAACTTGGTGGTAAATTTGAGATTGTCTCTTATAATGGTGAGAATTATTATCGTTATGAATTTAATGATAAGAGTCATACTTGGTATAAGAGAAAGCATACTGTTGATGGTATGCTGATGGTTAATATTAGTGATGGTGAAACTCATCGTTTGCTTGAAGGTGTGTGGTTTAATGATGTGAAGAAGGGAAAGTTTGATGAACCACAGTGTCCTGATGAACCAGAGTATTATGATGAAGTAGAATGGGATGAAAAGGATAATCCAAAACCTATGGATGAGGTTGTGGATAGGTTGATTAAAAAATACCAAGCACAAAAACTTTTTAATAGATTGGTAGATGAACTTGGTTATGAATTTGATGCTTGTAATGATGTTGTAGATTTGGTGGAGGACTGGTTGCCGAAAGAACAATCAGCAGCAGGAAGTCAGAATGTAAATACTGAATTACTTGTTGATGGATTTAATCATTGTCTTGAAAAAATTAAGGGGATGCTACGATGACTGAACGAAACATAAAACAACAACTCCAGTATTCCTACTATGAGGATATGGAGGATGGTAGAACAACTGAAACGATTGATTATGATGCCTTGATTGAAATTATTGATGATTTGTATGATAAAATTGAAACACTTCAAAGAGATAATGAATTTCTAAAATCTTATGCTTGGGAACAATGACTGAAGAAGATAAGTATGCTCTCAAAGAGTTTCTCAGTGCTGCTGGTGTCTTTGTTGTCTTTGGTATAATCTTTCTTGTGATTATTAATCTTTCCACAGGTGGTGATAAACCACTGAATTCTTCATCATTTGAAGTGGTTGATAAGTACAAAGAATGCGATGTAGTAAGATATGCACCGCACCAAGTTGCCGAGTACAAGTATTTCCTGTATTGTGAGAAGAACAAATGAACGATGATATGCCGTGGGTGGATCTCACTCAAGAAGAGGTAGAGCAACTTCGCAATAAGAAATACGAACTCACTGAATATGGCAAACAGAAATTGAAAAAACTTATGAAAGATGCCTGTGACACTTGTGGAACTGGCACAGACCACCCCCCAATGGGGTAGGTTCTACCCTATAATGAGTGCATACTCAAAAAGGGCAATGACTGCTTCCAATCTTTCTAAAATCAAACCTAAACTTCGCACTCAAGGTTCTGTATCTGGCAATTTTGGTAGGGCAAAAGTTAAAGCAGGTTCTCCTTTGCGTGATATTGGAATGACCGATGCAAAAGTAGTTAAAGTTTGCACACAAGAAGATTATCTGAAAAGACTCTATCTTGCATATGAGACAACTGAAGATGCTAAACTGAAAAAGTTTGTGTTTACTGAGATTAAAAAGATTATGATTCAACGGGGGACTTGGAACATTTAATTTTTTGAATTTCTCCTATTTCTTTGTTGTTGACTTCTTGTTGCCCATCTAACATTTCCTGGTTCATAAAGATTCTTCCTGCATTGGAAGAAATCGTTTATTTTGATCCTAGTCCATAATTGACTACATAAGTATAACGGTGGACAGTTTTGGCACTGTCCACTATCACTTGATTTCGCACCGTAAAGGTGCTATGATTACGAAGTAAATCACTCAAATGATGTCCATAGACACATTCAATTTCAATGGTGATGCAACTACCATTATTGGTTTGGTTGGTATCATTAGTACTGCTATTATTGTTATTACAGTTTTCCGTTCTTATTGGTTCAGTCCTTATCGCAAATGAATTATTCAAAATCTATTCAAGAGTACGAAAAAGAACTCAAGGAAGCAAAGAAAAAGTTTGATAAACTTCAAAAGCAATATAAAAAATGTAGAAGTGTATATCAAGCAGAAATGATGTATGATGACCTCACAATTCTAAATGAGGACATTTGTGAATTGCAATTGATTGTTAAGGATCTGAGGCAACAGAAAAAACTTGCCGAAATTGATTCATCTTATTGATTATGACTGACCTTTACACTGAAATCCTTAAATTCAACAAAATGAACTTCGACCGAGATCAACTGATTGAAGACTATGCCTCTCTTATCGTAGAGGGAATGGATATGGATACTCTAGTGTCGTTTGCTTATGATACTTTGGTAGGCAATCTTGATTCTTACAATGATGCCGAACTGATTAAAGAGGTTGCAGAATACAATCCAGAACTGCTGGAGCAGTTTGATGGCACTGTGCCACCTGTAGATGTGGCACAATAAAAGAGCACAGCACTCCAAACACTGCTATAATTACTTCGTAATCAATCAAAACCATGTTACTCCTTGATTCAACTGGGTTCTACGATAAGTTTGAAAATTATAACACAATCCTAGAACTTTCTAGTCGTTGGATGGAACATTATAATTTTATGTTATCTGTTCCTTGGAATGAAGAGTGGGAAAATAAAACTTATCAAGATGAACTGAGGCAAAATAGGTTTTATGATGTTTAATACCTTGTGCCACTTCTTCTAGTGGCACATATCACTTGCCAGACGGTCCTGAACGTGCTATGATGTATTCATCGAGTCAAGGAGGTTTCAAGATGATTGACACTTGTGTTCTTCACGATGATTACGAGGATTTTGCTCAAAAGTATCTCGGTATTGATTATGAAGACTATATTAGTCTTGAATTTGGTCTTCCTGACGAAGATGAGATTGAATACCCTTTGAGTATTTGATTTCTTTTCTGGAATGTAACTCAGTGGTAGAGTGCTGTGCTGATAACGCAGAAGTCGTGAGTTCAACTCTCACCATTCCAATTGGGTATAACAATGCCCAAATATTAACCTTGACTTTTTCCTAAATGTCTGCTAAACTGATTGCTCTTGCTGCTGAAATCGTTGATACCAACCCTGCGGGTTCTCAACTGATTGTCAATCTGACTAAAGCAGAGACTGGTGCTGAACTCATTGAAGCACTGGACAATTATGATTCCACTGTGCTTGAGAACTATTCTGAACCTGTGGATTCTGAGGATGACGGTTATGTTTCCCTCACTGATGCTGAAGGCAATGTAACTTACGTCTGATTACAGTTTAACTAACTAACTTTTTTCTTTATTATGGCACGTCGTTGCAAGTCTGCTTCTCGTCAAATTGTTGAAAATCTGAAAAACCAACTCACGGAGTATTTCCGTGAAAACTTCTTTGATGATTGTGATTATGAAGACCTGACTGGTTCTGAACTCTTTGAGGCACTGGTTGAGACTTTCAAGGAACTTGAGAATGACCTCAAGGAAGAACTGAAACCCATTCAGTATGTTCTAAATAAACTTGACGCAGAGGATTCCGAACCTCAAGTCCTTAACGGTTAATTTCTAGGGGCATTAAAGGTCCAAACTTTAAGTAAGTCCCACACCCTCTATGCCTCTTAACAATGCACAAACCAGAGGGTCTATGGGTTAGTAGCTCAGATGGATAGAGCAATTCACTTCTAATGAATTGGTCGGGGGTTCGAGTCCCTCCTAACCCGTTATTTTTATAACAATGAAACTTAAAGTTCTTAGTGATTTACATCTTGAACATTTTACTGCCTGTCAAATCTTTGATGTTGGTGAAGGTGATGTTCTAGTTCTTGCTGGAGACATTCTTTGTGCCAAGCATTTTAAGACTGATGGATATATTCATGCAGTCTATGATAGATTCTTAAATGATTGCAATAAGAATTATGATAAAGTTCTTTATGTGATGGGAAATCACGAGTTCTATGGATACAATTATGAAGGGGCAAAGAAGAAAATAAAAGAGAATCTCCCTCATAATTTTCATCTTCTTGATAATGACACAATAACTATCAACAACTGGAACTTTATTGGTTTCACACTTTGGACTGATTTTCGTAATGAAAATGCTCTAGAGATGATGGAAGCAGAGTGCAATATGAATGATTACAAAGTCATTCGTATTGGTGGTAAGTATCGTAAATTGAGAGCAGATGATACTCTTGCATTTCATAAGGAAAGTAAGAAGTATCTACTGAATCAATTACAAACACTGAATGACAATGTATTTGTTATCAGTCATCATTCTCCGAGTTATCAATCGGTTCCTCAAGAATACAAGAAACATGCTAACGGTGCTTATTGTAGTAATCTTGATGAGATAATTATCAATCATCCACAAATTAAATACTGGGTTCATGGTCACACTCACAATCACTTTGATTATATGATTGAACAGTGTAATGTAATTTGTAATCCTGGTGGGTATCCTGGTCAAAATACTGGATTCAATCCAGATAAATTCTTTGACATCTAGATACTGAGGGAGTTAGAATCTCTTCATCTTATAAACACGCAAAAGGTCGATGGACTACTTAAAAATTGAACCAAATCAAACTATACTTGTTCTAAACGCAAGTTTTGAACCTCTCAATTTTTGTGATTGGAAAAGAGCAGTAGTTTTGCTACTCAAAAATAAAGCACAAGCACTCGGTAAGAGAGTGATTCGATTAGTCAATTACATTAAGTTGCCATATGAAACACTAATGCAAGATCGTCCAAGCAGAGCAATGATTTACAAACGTGACGATAATAAATGTCAATATTGTGGATCTACTCGATCACTCACAATTGACCATATTATTCCCAAATCTCGTGGTGGTGAAGATACTTGGGAAAATCTTGTGGTTGCTTGTTGTTCTTGCAATACAAAGAAGAGTGATAAACTTCTTGAGCACACTGGAATGAAATTGATGAAGAAACCACAAAGACCAGTGAACAAGATTATCTTCTCACTAAATAAATCTAATGTTCCTGAGTGGAAAGAGTATGTCTACATCTAGTGCCACTCTTGCAAGTGTCCACCACATTCACCCCATAGAAGGTGAGTGTGCTATAGTGTAAGAACACAAGGAAAGAACAGTGACTCCAAATTGGCAACACAACTCAGGTAAACAAAAGAATACCAAAGGAACTTGTAAAGCAAGACTTAAAGCAAGAAAGCAAGCATTGCAACATATCAAACGCAAACTTGAGGTGATAAAATGATATTCAATCATACTCTACAAACATCTGCTGCATTTGATAGAATCAATGATGCACTACTTGGAAACACTGATGATGATTTGGATGAAATTATTAAAGATCTTGAAACCTTTTATAACAAAGCAAAAAAGATCAAAAACATTTGCAAATCTTCTGATTTTGGTGATGATTTCTTAGAACCAAAACAAACTTATACATATTGCAATTTGCCAAATTAGTATGATATGGTAATCTCAGAAGGATTAGAAGTTTATTACAAAGGAATCCCAGGAACAGTTAGATTTATTTCTGAGGATTATATTACTGTGTGTATTGCTAGATTTGATTCTAAAGTAAGAGATGTCTGCATTTTAGTTTATCCAAATCAATTGGATAGAATATCTTTGATGAAAGAGTCCACAAAGTGATGCCATGTGCCACTTGTTCTAGTGGCACACTAAATGAGCACAGTGCCCCCTGATGCCCTATAATACAGGGACACAAGCAAAGGAAACCAGATGGTTCTTGATGTTTTTCACTACACCGTGTCCCGTTGGGATTGGCAAGTTGGTAATGTGAATCAAATGTGGATTCAAGAGATTGAACAATCTCCTGATTTCTACAGTTATGTTGCTGTTGCTTACAATCCTCGCAAGGATACAAGTATGGTAATGTCTGAACCACGTTGCTATGCTGATACCTTGAACTGGGTTCGTAGTTTCTGTGCTTCTTTCTGTATTCTTCCCGAATACTGCTGATTCACATTCAACTTAATCAATTCACACTTCTTCATTATGACTTTCACTTTCCCTCGTCTGTCTGCTGGTATCTACGAAGTCCAAAAGGATTCTAATACTGTTGGATTCATTCGTAAAGCATCTGCTGCTAAGTGGATTGTAACTGATGTTGTAGACACTCCTCAGCATGTTACAAAGACACTCAAAGATGCTAAAGATGCTTGTATCAATCTCATCATCTTTGATGTAGTTGACAACACTCAAGAAACTGAGTATAATGAGTCTGTCCAAGATGAAAAGGTGAATGAGTCTCTTAATAATACTCTAGAGGGTTCTTTGCACACCTATAGGCAGAATCCAGATACAAATGAACTTGAAGAAGTTTCTCCTGTTGAGTTTGGATTTCCTGAACCAACTCTTGAACCAATTCAGTTTTAATGTTTAAGTTCATTATTAATACTATTTTTCAACAAAACAAAATGCACGAATCTACTCTCGATCTCTTCTGTGAAAGTAATGATGATGAACAAATTGCAGATGAGTATGCAATGGAAATTGAAATGAAAGCAGCATTTCTTGAAGTTACTGTTGATTATTATATGATGGAGTTTATGTGATGAATGAATGGGATTGTACCGTTCGTATGCCTTCAAACTATCTTCAACACTTGACAGTTGAGGCATATAATTATAATGATGCAAAAAGCATTGCAGAATCTAGCACTGGTGGTAAACTATTAAATGCAACTCCCTGCTATAGATCACAATCATCTGATGATAGCAATAGTTCATCATCAGATTCTATGGATGGTGCAGGTATTCTAGGTTTACTGTTAATTGCATTCATTATCTTTGCTTGGAAGTATATTCTACTATTTGGTGGAATTGGTTTGATTCTGTGGTTTATTTGGTCAAACTGGGATAAATAAATCAAATAATTTTATGCCCTTGTAGCTCAGTGGTAGAGCAATGGTTTTGTAAACCATTGGTCGTCTGTTCGAATCAGATCGGGGGCTCTTATTTACTATACTATGTGCCACTTGTAGCACTGACCATAAACTCCCCACAGGCACCCAGAAGGTGCTATAATAGTCCTATTGAATTGATTGCTGATGCTGACTCTCCTTCCTTATCAACAACGCACTCTTGATGCCATTAAAGAACATTCCAAGGGAACAGTTTATATTCCTACTGGTGGTGGTAAAACTGTCGTAATGATGGAAGATGTAAAATATCGACTTGCAATCGCAGATAATCCTCTGACGATTGTTGTTGTCGCACCTCGTATTCTTCTTGCAAATCAACTCTGTTCAGAGTTCGAAGACTATCTCGAAGACCAAAATGTTTCTTACATGCACGTTCATAGTGGAGAAACTCATCATCAATCCTCTACACGTTCATCTGTCATTGCAGAATACAATGACACTGCAATCGGAAGTGGAAAGCATCACTTTATCTTCACCACTTACAATTCGATTGGTCGTGTGAATGAAGCAAACATTGAAATTGATATTGTGTATTTCGATGAAGCACACCATTGTGTGAAACCATCTAACTTTGTAGGTATTGCTCATACATCTGCAGTTGCAGACAATGCTTATTTCTTCACTGCGACTCCTAAGTTCAACAATAACAAGGAGTCGATGAACAATACTGATGTGTATGGTGAGAAGATTATCTCTATTCCTGCACAAGAACTGATTGATGCTGGCAGCATCATTCCTCCTAAGATTGTGCCTTATGAAGCACAAACGATTCGCACAAAGGAAAATGCTGCATTTGTAGATGCAGAGAACATTGTTGGTATTCTTTCAGAGATTGATGAGAATACTGTTCCTAAGGTTCTTGTTGCTGCTCCTAGCACTAAAGTAATCTGGGCAATGTTTACTGAGAGTGATCTGCTTCAACAACTCAATGATATGGGTTATACAATTATGCACATCACTTCTAAGCATGGTGCTTATATCGACAAACAGAAAGTGTCTCGTGAAGTATTCTTTGACAAGATGAATGAGTTTGGTGCTGATCCTGATAAGAAGTTCATTGTATTTCATTACAGCATCTTGTCTGAGGGTATGAATGTTCACGGTCTGACTCATTGCATTATGCTTCGCAATCTTCCTATCATTGAGATGGCACAAACTATTGGTCGTGTGATTCGTATGAACAAGGATGACCGTAAAGCAATTGCAGATGGTAAGATGAAGGCAGGTGAGTTTGCATTTTATAAGAAACCATTTGGCACTATTACTGTTCCTGTGCAGAATAACTATGGTGACAAGATTGCTCGTCAACTTGAAAGTGTGGTAAATGCTATCTTTGTGAGGGGTGAGTTGTGTGTATGATGTGCCACTTGTTCTAGTGGCACACTAAATGAGCACAGTGCCCCCTGATGCCCTATAATACAGGGACACAAGCAAAGAAAAGGTGACTTACATTCCACATTTGTCTTCCATTCCTTATTTGCGGATTCCAGAGAACAGAGTGAATCTTGCATTTAATTGGTATAGCAGGGATCGAGATCATCCACAAAACTTTCCTGCCTATTCTTACTGGATTCAACAATGTCAAAACGATGGAACTGATTACTGAAACTATGCTTGATACTGTACTGACAATCGAAGAAGTTTTGAGTGAGAAGCAATTGATTGCTCTGCGAGACATTCTTTACTTCTACAAAGAGTTTGAGTTGGAACTCTACAATTATCCTCCAGAGGATACACTATTCACTCAAACACAACGAGAACTGTTCGACATTTTTGACGTTAAATGACTTCTATTTCTTTCACATCTGGTGAGTTGCTTGATATTATTGCTGCTCTTGAGATAAAACTATCTCAGGCAGAGAATGCATGTGATTCTGGTCTTGCAATGTATTATTTCAACATGCAGAATCAATTTTATACTATCAATGATAAACTTCAGGAGTTTGTTCCTGAGAATCGAGTTGCTCATCTTGTCCTTGCTGTGAATTAAACTATGATGAATCGTAAGTATCTCGTTGCAGGACTGATTGCTTTTACTTTTATTGTTGGTTGGAATTCATTTCTGATTCAACGTGATGATAAAATGTTTAAGGCATACTATCAAGAAACTGCAAAACAAAACGTCAAATGAAACCTAAGTTCCGTGCCGTATTAGAAATGGCAATTGAAGAAGGTGTAAGGTATGGATACCAACGTGCATTTAAGCACAATTCAGAACCACACATTGATTCAATTACTGATTCTATTGTAACTGAAATCTTTAACTCACTCGACACTTGGTTTGATGATGTTAATGGAAGCACCAGTGAGTCCAATGATGAGATGTGTCACTTGTTCTAGTGGCACAGTAAATGAGCACAGTGCTCCCTGCCATGCTATGATTACGGAGTAATCGAAAGAAACCAATGATCTCCCTTCCGAACGTGAAAGAAACTGTAGATTACTCTGATCTTACCAGTGAGAACTATAAGCAAGTTCTCGATGAAATGGTAGTAGATCAGATTCAAGATTTCATTGATGAAAACTTCTACATTGATGATATGCTTGAGTTCATTCAAGAACACGGTGTTGATTCTTTCTGTGCTCATTATGATGAGTATGTCGATGCAGGTGAAACTTACTCTTACAATGCAGTAGATACTTTCATTGAAGAGTTTGGTGTTGATGAACTTGGTGGATTTATGGATGCTTACCGTGGAGAATGGGATTCTAAAGCACAGTATGCAGAAAACTATGTGACTGATTGTTATTCTGTTGAGTTCCCTTCTTTTGTTGAGATTGATTGGGAAAACACTTTCGAGAATCTCGGTTGTGTTTATAACAATGGTTTTGTTTTTGACACTGAGTATTGAATTATGAAACTTCAATCTAAAGATGGCAACATGGTAGTTGATTTCTACCCAATCAAGACACCATTTGGTGATGTATCAAAAGAATGGTGTCTGAAGATTCTTACCTTTATGGGTCAGACACAATCCAAGAAGTTTCTCAATCGAGTTGAGATGCATCTTGAGATCAATAACTATCTCAATCATACTATTCCGTATGAGATTATAGATTTCAATACAATTCCGCAACTTGCTAATCCTTATTCACGAGTCTGATTTAATGTTTGTTTCTTGTCCTGTTTCTTTTGATCTGATTGATGCGGAATGGTATTCTGATGTAGATGATGCAAAAGAAAATGCACTTGATTGGAGTGTAGAATTGTCTGGTGAAACTGTCATTGTGTATGAGGCACAAGATGATGATGGTGGATATAAGTTTAATCAACTCTATTCTGTTTGTGCATGAAGGCAATGTTTGATCAACTTACATTTGTTCCGCACAATATTCCTAATGCTGTGCAAGCAAGATATAAGTTCAGCAATGATTGGGAGATTTCCGTAGTTGCTGGTCCTCCTGCTTGTGGATTATATGGTAACATCAATGACAATACTTATGAGGTTGCAATCTTTCGACCCAATGGTAATATGACTGAAGATGTAAGTGGATGGAATAATAAACAGGAAGTGTCTGCGATGATGTGGGTGCTGTCTCAACTCTAGTCTCTTATACCATGTGCCACTTGTTCTAGTGGCACAGTAAATGAGCACAGACCCCTCTGGCATGATAGACTGAACGGAGTTCAGAGATGAGAGATGAAGTTCACTAAAGCACAATCTGCAATTCTTGAAGAGATTGGAAATACTAATGATATTCTAAATTATTCACAACGGATGCGAGCAATTCAACCTATGCTTGATTCCAACATTATCAAACGCACAGTGATTTTTGATAATTATGGTCTTTCAACTGGTTATCGCTGGGAATTAGTTTAATCACAACACAGTTTCTATACCCATCAGGGATGCTGATAGGTAGAACAACCGTTACCCCCTTGACAAACCCCTCAATCCGTGCTATGATGAACGAAGTTCAGACTCAAGAGATGACCACGCAGCAACGGATGGAGAAGCAATTCTTTATCAATTTCATTCAACTTGTGAATGATGTGCAAGGTAAATCTAAACTCCCTTCACAGATCAATTCAAATCGCAAGTCCACTTGGATTAAACAAACACAGAATCCAAAACAAAAGAAAGATGCACTCTCTCTTGTTTGATCTTTATTCTTTCATTCACAAATGATTCAAAAGTTCATCTATCAGCATTGCAATACGAATCACACCAAAACGATTCTTGCAACATCTGAGTATAAGGCAACTACTCAAAACTTTGGTAATCTTGCTGGTTACAAGTTTATCTCTTGTATGCCCCTGAATCTTCACAATTTCTGATTTAACAATGCTGATTAAAACTGTTTTCGATATTCAGACTCAACAACCTGGATATGCAATCTGTGATCCAAATACTGAACGATGTGGATTTGTGACTTACAACATCACCAATGCAATTAAAGCAGGACAGTGTAAGTCTTTCGATGAAGTTCAAACTCTGATCAACAAATGATGACTGAATTGATTTTCCGATTCACACCTGAAGAACTTAATGTTCTACAGACCATTCTTTCTTTCTATGATGGTAATGATTATGAAGATGATCTAGATGTAGATAATTATCAGTCTCTATTCTATAAGGTAATGTCTAACTGATATGAAAAGAAAAGAACAAATCAAATTACTATCTAAAGCACAAGATGGTAATGAACTTCTACTCATTGTACAAGCAATTCTTCAAACAAAATGACTGATGATTATGTAAGGTTTGAGAATGGTATTCGTATTACTCTTCATCCCAGTGATATTGATAGAGTGATTCGAGGACTATCAATGCTTAGACTCAGAGAGTATAATGATGCAATGAGTAAAGATGAATGGATGAATGATGAATCAGTATGGGTAGAATATCATTATTGTAATGCATTGTATGATGATATTGTATACATTCAATCATTGCATTGCGGAGAATAAGTTATACTTATTGTTTTATTTTAATGTGTAAATAAAATGGTTATAGTTTTCCACAACCCTGTGGAGAATGTGTACCTATATCGTCCATTTCAAGTGTTTGTGATGTGTTTATTTGTTTGCTGTGTATAATTGTGAGGTAAATGTGAATGATTTGTTATTGTGTGAGAATGTATGTAAATGCCTCATGTTCTTGTGATCTTGGCCCACAATGTATCACAAACTCCGAGATCTGTCAATACCCCTTGTGACAGATAGTTTTCCACAACCCTGTGGAAAACTTATAAAAACCTGTGGAAAAACCTGTGGAAAACTTTATACCCCTATATCGTCCATTTTGACGTTATCAAATACGTCCTCAATTCGTGTTAGTATAATACACTGAGAGGTGTCTAGAATGACCTGTAATAGTCCTCTGACAAGTTATAGGTATATCCCAACTTTTCGTGTTCTTAATAGTCATATAGGGGCATTACTTATGCACTTGGTATTACAGGGTTGACAGAATACGTCATCTGATGTATGATAACTGTGAGACAGCAGTGAATATAAACAACTGTGAGTCCACTGTGAGTTAATAACTGTGAGTCTGTGAGGACCTCGTGACAGTACTATTTGACAGTCTATTGTTTATACTTGCACTTCGTGCATAATTATAGAGCAGTATTCTGATTCGTCCATCGACAGTTATATCGGGGGTTGTTGTATTATATTATGCGGTAATGCGATTTATAAAAAAAGGGTCCTATCCAACCTACAGAGGTGACAAATCGAGAGAGTGATTTCAAATGCTTAAAAAAATTTTTTGGGGTAAAAAAACTCCTGTGAGGTTTTTGTATAATACTGTGTGGGGCACAGAGACAAGTCCTTGGGATGAGGTGAGTTATATTAGTGTTTGCCTGTGGGAGACCTCAAAGATACTTGGATGGAACATATATAAAAAAATTTCTGATGGAAAAAATGGTCTATAGGTTGATTGCAAGAGATCGTGTATTTTGTGAAGGTGACTTGGCACAATGCCAGGGTGCTCTCACAGATATTCACAATATGATTAGTGCAGGGTTTTCCACAGATTTTCAATTAGAAGAATTTTTAATTATCAACTGTGAGGTATGTGATGACTAGTAAAATCAACTGGTGGGAATACTGGATAGGTCATTGTTGGATGACTGGGTGGCAATCTATCAGAGGAGCTTATAGAATATGGGCAGATCTGATGACAGGCAACTACAAGGACTATGGACTGCTTCCTAGTGATGACCCTTACACAGAATGTTATGAATGGTTCTGGGTGTCTCTTGGGGAAGACAATACCTATCCCAGGCACTTTCTGGAGTATCTGCAACAACTGGTAGATGATGTGGAGACTGGTAAGACGGAACTTATTCCACTAAATCAAGATTTATTTGATAGACTAAAAGATCTTACTGATGGTGTGGAGATAGATTGTGAGTGATTGTGTTGTCTTATGCGTTTTAGGTCCGCAATTTCTCTTTCAGATAGGAGGGGTGATTGACCAAAACTAAATAGTGGAGTATCATATGAAGTGATACGATATATCAAATCACTGAATAAATTTTATGGCAAAAGGATTTACTGTAAAAGCAAAAGCACCAGAACAAGAAGAAGAGCAACCACTTTTTAATCTTGATGAGTGCAAAGAAAGAATTAAAGGAAAGACAATTGTATTCTGTCTTCCTGGACGAGGAGTTTCATATCGGTTTCTAAAGAGTTTTGTTCAACTTTGTTTTGATCTTGTACAATCTGGTGCAAGTATTCAAATTAGTCAAGACTACTCTTCAATGGTTAATTTTGCACGTTGTAAAGTACTTGGTGCAAATGTTCTCTCAGGACCAGATCAACTACCTTGGCAGGGCAATCTACAGTATGATTATCAACTATGGATTGATAGTGACATTGTATTCAATACTGATGCCTTCTGGGCAATGGTACAAATGGATAAGGACATTGCCTGTGGTTGGTATGCAACGGAAGATGGTAGAACCACCTCTGTTGCTCATTGGTTAGATGAAAGTGACTTTAAGAATAATGGTGGAGTCATGAATCACGAGATGGTAGATACTATCTCAAATAGAAAGAAACCATTCACCGTTGACTATACTGGATTTGGTTGGGTACTGATTAAGAAAGGTGTGTTTGAACATCCTGAGATGAAGTATCCTTGGTTTGCTCCTCAAATGCAAGTTTTTGATTCTGGAGAAGTACAAGATATGTGTGGTGAAGATGTCTCATTCTGTCTTGATGCCACTCGTAAATGTGATTTTGAAATTTGGTGCCATCCCCAAGTTCGAGTAGGACATGAAAAGACAAGAATCATTTGATATCTTATGTAAGGGAAGAATCATTCATAAGAGTGTTTCTGAAGAAGAAATGCTCAACATCATGGATGATCTTTCCCAACAATTTTATGAGACAGGGGTTCCCAACCCAGAGGATATTATGGTAGAATGTACAAGTACTGAGGTTTAAAAATTATGGCAAAACGTCCTTCACTTAATGGTAAGGTTGTAATTGAGAGCAAACCAAAGAAGACTCGTCAGGGTTGTTCTCAACATACTAAACTATCTGCATCTTCTCGTAATGGAGCAAAGAAACGTTACAGAGGACAAGGAAGATAAATGATTCAATTGAATCCACAAATCCCAGTCTTGACCCCTAAAGGTCCAGGCTGGGCATTTTTTTTAATTGACCGTTCTCAGGAGCATGATCTTGAATGGGTTGTGTTCCTAGATAATGGAGGGTATTGTTGGACATTTAAAAACTCAGATATTAGAATACAAAAAAACCTAACCTTCCATAGAGACAAAATTACAGACTTCGGGATAGGAACCCCGTAAAAAGTTCTAATTCACTTCGAATTAGGTAAAACTTATGTCAAATCTTCCAGTAGATCGAGATTCAAATTACATGTATCAAATGTGGGGAACTACAAAACTCTCAACTGATTACAATTCAATTCAAGAAAAAAGAATACTTCAAGAAATTGTAAATGATGATATTGGCAAAAAGCATCATTTAAAAGAACAAACATCTCTTCATGAAAAAATTCGTAATGATGAAGATTATGACGATTGGAGTTATGGAACTGAACCTTGTTATGGAAAACCTCAATAAATACAAATATATTGTCTAACCTAACGTGCCAGTAGAAATCGCAGTATCAAAATATTTTAAAGATGTCAGTTTGTCCTTCAAAAGACATCCTGTAACGAATGATATTGCTGTTCTCACGAATGAGGATGCAATTAAAAGATCTGTGATGAATTTAGTTAGAACTAGAGTCGGGGAAAGATTTTTTAACCGACTCTTAGGTTCTAATGTTGAGAATATGTTATTTGAACTTGCAGATAGTCAAGTTGTAGATCCAATTACTGAAGAAATTAGAACTACAATTACAAATTTCGAACCTAGAGTAATATTAAGGCAAGTAAATGTTAATTTACGACCAGATGAGAATGAACTCGAAGTGTATATTGTTTATGATATAGTTGGACTTGCTGTTCCTACACAAGCAATAACCTTTGTATTACAACCAACAAGATACTAATGGAATTTACTCAATTCACAAATCTAGACTTTGATCTAGTAAAGTCATCCATTAAAGATTATCTCAGAGCAAATAGTACTTTCACTGACTTTGACTTTGAAGGATCTAATCTATCGGTTCTAATTGACATTCTTGCATACAACACATATTTGACTGCGTATAACAGCAATATGGTTGCCAATGAGGCATTCCTGGACAGTGCTACCCTAAGAGAGAACGTTGTATCTCTTGCAAGGAACATAGGGTTTGTACCCCTTTCTAGACGAGCAGCAAAGGCAAATATTTCTTTTAATGTAACTGGTATTACAAATACTGCAATTAAAACTGCAACACTAAAGGCAGGAATTGTTTGCACAGGAAATCAGGATAATACTACCTTTATTTTTTCAATTCCAGAAGATATTACTGTAGGAGTTGATGAGCAAGAAGCACTTTTTAATGAAATAGACATTTATCAAGGAACTTTTTTAACAAAAACCTTTACTATTGATAATTCACAACCCAATCAGAAGTATATTTTACCAAATCCTTACATCGATACCTCTACAATTCGAGTAAAAGTAGAAAAATCTGGTACAACTTCTGAATATTCATACATTGATAACATAATTGGAGTAAATTCTGAGTCTCAAGTATTTTTAGTTCACGAAGTTTCTGATGAAAAGTATGAAATTTTCTTTGGGGATGGGATTTTTGGCAAAAAACCAGAAGATCAAAGCACAATTACCGTAACTTATATCACTACTGATGGAAAAGATGGCAATGGACCATCCAACTTTACATTCTCTGGAACCATTTTTGGAAATAATACAACAAATTTAAGTGGAAATGCGGGATCCGTTATCACAAATGAGTCTGCATCAAATGGAGATAGCATTCAATCTGTAGAATCTGTAAGATACTATGCTCCAAGACTGTATTCTTCCCAATACCGAGCAGTTACTGCAAATGACTATGAGGCACTATTGCCTTCAATCTACCCAAATATAGAGTCTGTGACCGCATATGGAGGTGAAGAACTATCCCCACCACAATATGGGACAGTGTATTTGGCAGTAAAACCAAAAAATTCTGATTACCTGTCAGAATTTACAAAACAAACAATTTTAAATTCTCTGAAACAGTATTCTGTGGCAGGTATTAAAGTTAAATTTGTTGATATTAACGTATTGTACGTAGAAATGGATTCTACAATTTATTATAATTCAAATCTAGTCGGGTCTGTAAGTGATTTAGAATCAAGAATTTATAATTCTTTAGATACATATTCCAATTCTTCTGACCTGAATAAGTTTGGAGGAAGATTTAAATATAGTAAATCACTTAGAATAATCGATTCAACAAGTAATTCAATTACATCAAACATTACTCGAATTAAGATTAGAAGAAATATTGGTGTAGTATCTGGTCCAGCAAATTATGAGGTGTGTTTTGAAAATAGATTTAATGCTTCTACAAGTGGTTACAATATAAGAACGACTGGATTCAAGATTCAAGGAAACACAGAAACTGTTTATATTTCAGATAAACCAAATTCTGATTTAAAAACAGGATCATTATTCTTATTCTCATTGAAAAATAATGAAGTTGTAATTCAATCAAATACTGTTGGAACGGTTGATTATATTACTGGTGAAATCAATATAGATAATATAAATGTGAGTTCTACTCTAGTACCAAACAACATCATTCAAATTGAAGCAACTCCATATTCAAATGATATTATTGCTAAGAAATCAGTTTACTTAAAACTTGATGTAGGAAGCAGTAATATTACTCTCACAAAAGATATTATATCATCTGGTGAAAATGCATCTGGAAGCAGATTTGTTCCAGAATCGAGTTATACCACAGAGTCAAAAATAAGAAACTAAAATGAATCAAGATAAAAAAGTAGTAAAAATTAGTGAAGTAATTGAGAATCAAATTCCAGAATTTATTCTCACAGAAAATCCTAATCTTGCAGAATTTTTAAAGCAATATTATATCTCCCAAGAATATCAGGGTGCAACAGTTGATATTGTTGAGAATATAATTGACTATAAGAATGTTGATAGTTTTGACTCTAAAAATTTAATTGAATCTACTACATTATCTCAGGAAGTTTCTTATTTTGATGATGCAATTTATGTCAATTCAACAAATGGTTGGCCAAGTCAATATGGTCTGCTGAAGATCGATAATGAAATTATCACTTATACTGGAATTACTACAAATACCTTTACTGGTTGTATACGGGGATTTAGTGGAATTGAATCACTTTCCGATCCAGACAATCCAGAATATTTAAAATTTTCATCCACAGAAACAGAAGAACATTTAATTAATTCTTCAGTAGAAAATCTAAGTAACTTATTTCTATTAGAGTTCTTCAAAAAAACCAAATATCAATTTTCTCCTGGATTTGAAGAACTAGATTTTGATTCGAGAATCAATGCTCCAAATTTCATCAGTAAGGTAAAGAGTTTCTATCAGACCAAAGGAACTGATGAAGCATTTAAAATTTTATTCAAAGTCCTTTATGGTGAAGACGTAAAAGTAATTAAACCAAGAGATCTGTTATTTACAACATCTGACGATCAGTGGATTGTTGCTGAAAGATTTATCTGTGAGGTAATTAGTGGAGATCCACTGCAGTTAAATGGGCAGACATTATATCAAGATGAAAATGGAGACATCCTGCCAGCAAATGGTTCTATTTACAAAGTAAGTTCTGTAACATTAAATGGAAATCAATATTATAATGTTGATATATTTTCTGGATATTCAAATAATTTAAATCCAAAGGGTTCAATATTTGGTGAATTTAACATTACTCCTAAAACTTATTGCACTTCGGAAGTTTCTGCCAATAGCAATACAATCTCTGCAGTTTCTACAATAGGGTTTAAACAGTCAGGAACCCTCAATGTAGGGGATTTGGTGGTATCTTACTCAGACAAGACTAACACCGAGTTTCTGGACTGTGTAGGCATCACTACTTCAATAGTATCATCAACTCCAATATATGCTTCAAATTTTGTATACTCATATGAAAATGGCAATATTGACAACGTTGTAAGTCTTAGACTTTTAAATACTCTATCTTCTATTGATAATACAAATACTATTCTTGCTTATGAAAATGATCTTCTAAAAGTAGATAATCTTGGTTCCACTAAAGAAAGTATTTTTACCGACTCACTGCATTATAATGTGCCAGCAATTATTCATGCAGGAGAAGTTTATGATGAAATACCAGAAGGAAAATATGGAATAAGTAAAAATAGTGGTAAAGTCAAAACAAAATATCCACACTATTTGAAAAATGGGGATGTTTTAGAAGTTTTTAGTGCAACCACAAACAGAAAAGTATATGATTGTGTTGTAAGTAATTCAAATTCCGAAACATCTAATCAATTTACAATTAGTGGATCACAGAATTTAACTTTGAATCATATCATTAAATTCAAAAGACAAGTAATTAAATCTTCATCAAATCAATATTCAGAAATTAATAATAAATTTTCTATTAATATTCAAGATTCATATGAAGATTCAGAAAACTATTATGTAACCTCAAATGGATTTTTCTCAGGAAATATTAATCCATATAAAAGAGAATTTGAATTTGAATTAGAAACTCCAACTTCTGGAGTATCTAGTTCAATTTATGGTCAGCATACATTTTATGATGGTGAACTTATTACGGTTTCAAATTATACAACTAAAAATATTGCAGGAACTCCAGGATTTAAAAATGCCATTGGAATCACTACAGGACTGTCATTGTATGTGAAAAAAATTGATTCAAATGAAATCAAATTAGCATTCACAAAAAATGATATTATAAATGGAAATTATATAAATTTTGCTGAGAAAGTTGATGAAAATAATTCTACAACTTCTGGGTATGTTGATACGTTAAAATTAATATTATCAAAACTTTATGGTAATACTTTTACTTCCACAAAATTATTTAAAAAAATACCAAAATCAGTAACATTTCCAAAGGAAAAAATTCCAACTCGTGTAGGATCTATTGGAATACTTGCAAATGGTGTTGAAATTCAAAACTACAAATCATTTGATAGACTTTATAATGGAGAGATAACATCAATTGATGTTTTAGATCCTGGAAATGGATACGATCTATTAAATCCTCCAGAATTTAAAATAAATTCTGATACTAATTTTACATCAATCATTACCCCAGAATTAAGTGGAGATATCGAATCAATTGCAGTAATTGATTCTGGATTTGATTATATTGAGACTCCCATAGTTACGGTAAAAGGTGGTGGAAATGATTCAGTAAGAACAGAAGTAAAAATGAAGAAGGTTCAAAGAGAACTTTCTTTTAATGCAGATGATTCTGATGTTGTCGTTACTTTAGATCCGATTAATAAATTTATTCTTGACTATCCTCATAAACTATTCCCTGGAGATGGTGTAATTTATGAGACTTTTGGCAACACTCCAATTGGAATTGGAACTGGAACTGAATTTCTTTCCAATAATTCAATCTATTATATTTTTGATGTTGGAGCAGGAACATCATTTAGATTGGCAAATACTAAAGAGGATGCCTTTGCTGGAATTGGAACTATAAATTTAAGAACTCGTGGAAAGGGACTTCAAAAGTTTACTTCAGTGAAATTAGTAAATGTTGTAGATTCTGTTAATATCATTGATATAGAAACTCAATTTAAATATAAGAAACTTCCATTAAAGAAGGCAAATATTAATCATTATGATGAAATATTTGAATTTGAAAATCATGGATTTGTTTCTGGGGATGAAATTTCATACTCATACACTGGCAATTCTATATTAAATACATCTCAATACTATTATGTCATCAAAATTGATGATGACAAATTTAAACTGTCCTCAACTAAGGATTTGAATACTCCTATTATCATTAATGCTTCAAATTCTACTAGTATTCATTATTTTTCATATTCCCCAATTAGAACTGAAATTACTGGAAGATTAAGTACATTAGGAATTTCAACCATTGGATCCTCTGCAGAATTATATCCAAAAGTAAAGGGATCTATAAGTAAAGTTAATATAATTAATTCTGAACAATATGGTTCTAATATATTTAACTACGAATATGCTCCCAAAATTGATTTAGTTAAAGGAAAATCTGCTTCCTTTAAACCAATCATTTCAAATGGAAAGATTGTGAGAGTTATTATTTTCAATCCTGGGTATGGATATTATAATACAGTAAATATTGAAGTCATTGGATCTGGAGTAGGAGCAAAACTTCATCCAGTCATTGTAGACGGTCAAATCACAGAGATTAAAGTTATTAGTTCTGGAATTGGATATGACCAGTATACAAAATTATTAGCAAAAAATGAAGGGTCTGGTGCAGAATTTAAAGCAAATATTAAATATTGGACTCTTAATGAAGTATCGAAATATTCAAGTACAATTTTAAATCGTGGATTATTGGTTGGAGAAAACTATTATCAGAACAAAAATAATATAGGAATATATTATTTAACTCCAACTCTATCAGGAAATTTTAATATTACAAGCAATTCTCATTCTCCAATCATTGGTTGGTCATATGATGGATGTCCAATTTATGGTCCATATGCATATGAAAATGTAGATGGAAGTGGTGATATCATTAAAATGACAAGTAGTTATAGAAAGATTAGAAAATCACCTATAATTTCAGAGTCTTCAAATCTTGATTGCATAGAAGACTATACTTTCGTTAAAGATCTTGGCACACTAGATGAAAACAATGGAAGATATTGCATTACTCCAGAGTATCCAAATGGGGTTTATGCATATTTTGCAACATCTACTTTCCCATATTTTATTGGTCCAGAATATAATTATTCACTAGTTGAAGACAATTTAGATTTAAATTATAGTCAAGATTTAGATTTTAATACTTTAGATATTGTTAAGCACACATTTCCATATTATATTCAAGATAAAGAAAATTATTATGATTATTTTGACTTCTATCCAAACATTTATAAGGAAGATCTTACTGTATTAAGTACTTTAAGTGGAACAGTTGATGATATTGAAGTAGTTTCTTCTGGTAATGGATATTCTATTGGAGATAAAATTATCTTCAATAATGAAGTGACAGGTGGATTTGGAGCATCTGCAGAAGTCAGTGAATTAATGGGTGTTGGAATAACAAGCATATCTTCACAAACACTCTCAGAATCTCAAGTTACGTTTGTCCAGACAAATAATGTTGTTACTGGAATTGCTTCTACAACTCTTAATATAAAAGACAATTATTATATCAATATAACTGGAATATCTTCATCAGCATATTCATCATTGGAAGGAACCAAAAAAATTGCATTTAAGCAATTTAAATCCAAATTAACTAAAGAATTGCCAGCAAACAGTGGTATTTTAACTTCAATAACAATTACCGATTCTATAACTAATTTTGATATTGATTCAAAAATTAAAATAGGAACAGAAATACTAAATGTTGTTGGATTTGATTATTTAAACAATTCAATAACAGTCTTAAGAGAAAATGATTCTAATTCAGCAGCATCACAATCCGAAGTTGAATTATTATCAAATAAGTTCCAATTTAATTTAAATCAAAAATTAGATCTATCCGTAAAAAATGAAGTCTATTATTTTGATTCTGATTTAATTTCTGTTGGAATTGGAACTACTCCTGGATCTGGAAATACCATTACAAAAACTCCTTATGGGCAAGGAAAATCTGAAACAAGATTTATAAGAACTGCTGGGATTTGGATGCCAAATCACAAATTTAAGAATGGTGAAAAGGTGACATACTTCATGGATCCAAATGGTTTTAGTATGCAGACCAATTTAAATTCTGGAACATACATTGACGAAATTCCAAATTTATACATTGTAGATTTGGGAAATGATATTATTGGATTTACTAATGATAAGACTAAGATTAGTTCTGCCGATGGATTATTATATTTTAATGATTCTGGTGCAGGACACCTCCACAAACTGGTAACAGATAGATCTGTAGTTACTGGAAATATTTTATATAATGAATCTATAGTATCCACTGCATCATCTCATGGATTATCTTTAAGTGATGTAATACGTTTAAATGTTATTACAGGATCCACTGTTGTATTTTCTATCAATTATAATTCAGCAACTGCAAAACTTAGAGTAGATTCGTCAAATAATCCAAAACTAACAGTTTATAAAAATCAAATTGTTGAGTTTGACATATCATCAATAACTTTATCTGATACTAGATTTAAACTGTATACTGATGAAAATTTTGAAAACGAGTATATTGGAAATGGCACATCTGGAGTTGAAGTCACAAAAACTTCAACAAAATTAACATTAAGAATTACAGAACATACTCCAAATAAACTTTACTATAATATTGAAACTTCAAAAGATCTTTATCAAGATACTAGTGTACAAAATGCAAATTGTATTGAGATATTGCCAAGCATCTTTAATTCAGATTCAGAAATTATAGAAACAACAGAAAACACATTTACAATTAATTTGACTTCAGAACCAGAAGTAAGTAATTATGTAGCAATTGGAAATACTTCATTATCATATAACATATTAAATTCACAAACAACTGGTCCAATAAATGATACAAGATTATTATTTAAAGGAAGTGATTATAAAAAACTTCCATCAATTTCTTCAATTAATAGTAGTGGAATTAATGCTACATTAATTCCAATTACAACAACGATTGGCAAAATTAATAAAATTGAAACTATTTCCAATTCAATTTACCCATCAGACACAACACTAAAACCAATATCAAATTTATATTCAATCTTACACCTTGATAATAATTATAAAGTTTCCAAATTAAATTTAAACTTTGGTGGAGCAAATTATCTATCATCCCCAAGTGTAAAACTTTATAATGAAAATACGAATGAGATTTATGATAGTTTTAGTGCATATTGTAATCTTAGTGGTCCTTCAGTTGATGAAATTGTAATTGCAAACCCTGGTTATGGATTGCCAAAAACTGGTAATAAAATAATATTTACCGAGAATTCAAATGGGGTTAAAATTATAGAAGCATCTAGTTTAGAGACTTCTCCAGGAACTTTCTTAGTATCATTAAGAGTGGAGACTCCATCTTCGGGATTTACAACTTCCAATCCACTTCCATTCAATATAAACGATAAAATTTTTGTTGAGGGAATAGTTTCCTCTGGATTTGGTTATAATTCAGAGAAATATTCTTATAATACATTTAATGTTGTTGGGATAATTACTTCATATTCAAGTCCAGACCAATCTATTATTAGATATGAACTTCCAAATGATCCAGGTATTCCAATATCATACAATTTTGCATATGTAATAAATTCAAACGATCTTCCAGATTGTGAGGTAATAGTTTCTGAAAATGAATTTTATTCCAATGAGCCTTTAGAAAATACAACTCTTATAAACAATTCTGTCGATACATTAAATAAATCTATCCTTAAGGTTTATGATTCTTCAGAATTTATAGAGTCACAAATTATTAGAGGAAAAAATAGCAACTCAGAAGGAACTATAGTCAAAATTAATCCACAATATTCGGAGTTTTCTATTTCTAATAGTAAAACAAAACCTATTGGTTGGATTGACCAAAAAGGCAATCTTTCTGAAATAGTTCAAAAATTGCCAGATAACGACTATTATCAGAATTTTTCATATTCATTGAAAAGTAATAAACAAAATATTCATTGGGATTCACCAGTTTCAGATTTGGTCCATGTTACTGGACTGAAGAAATTTGGAGATTTAATAGTAGAATCTGAGGATCTTACTGGACATCAAGTAACTTCTAATGACAATTCAAATATTAATATTTCTATAAATTCCTACGTTAATGCCAATACTATTAATGATTTCGATCTTGTTTTAGAAGATGTTGATGATAATAATAATTTATATTCTGAGATTTTAACTTTCAAGAGTACAAAATTAACGGATTATTCATTATCAATAAAAAACAGAGTTTTATCTATAGATGATATTTCATCAAATTTTAATAATGATTCTTCTTTAGTAACTATTGTAATTGACACTTTACCAATATTTGGATCTGGAACATTTATTGCAAAATATTTTACATTTATAGAATCAACCAAATCAATTTATACTGATTTTGAATTACCATCATTATCAGAGATCTACTTATCTAAAAGAAATGATGGTATTAATTTAGTTTCATATTCATATTTTGAGGATGAGTCTTTGGGAACTTTTATTTCCCAGGTAAATCCAAATAATTCAAATGAAATTTTATTGGAATTTGTTCCATCAAATATTTTCAATATTATTAGTTCAAGATCCGTAAAAGATATAGTTGCATTAAACACAGATCAAACAATTGTAAATTATGGAAATTTGAGTAATGTTGCAATTACTACATCATTCTCTTCAGAAGTAACACCTACGGAAAAAAGAATTAATATTGGCACATTGGCAAATTGTAAATCTGGTACTGTATATGTTGGTATTTCTACAACTTACGGATCAATAGAAGAGTATTTAGAATTCACTTTCCTTTATAATGGACAACAAATAATTTCTTCAATATATGCAGAAAATGAAATTAGAAATCTTGGTGAGGTAGGTATTTCAACAGGAATTACAAATAATATTGAAATTACTTATACTCCAATTTCAAATATAGGATCATACTTGTATATTAATGCTAATCTATTAGTAAATTCTCAGACAAATCCAAGTTATCAAGATTTGGAGTATGCAAAATTAAATAGTTCTAGACTTCAATTTACTGCTTCTACATTAGATCCAGTTGGGATTTCATCAATAACAAAGGACTATGCAGCATCTAAATATGTAATTGAAGTTCAAAAAACTGTTGGTATTACAACGCAAAGAAGCATCATTCAAATAAACTCTGTTCATTATGATATTATACCAGAACAAGAAAAGTATTTAAATAATATAAATTATGGAATTATTGGAAACTTTGATGATCTGGAATTTAATACAATATTTGACCAAAATTCTGGAACATATACGTTGACATACTATCCAAATGATTTGGCAACTTATGATATAAAATTCTATCAAAAGAGCATTTTAAGATCAACTAATCCTCTATTATAATTAAAATGGCAGATAATTCCACAAACTCAATTTATGTTCCAAATACTTTTGGACTAAATTCTTTTCTCCTTACTCACAATGGAGAGTCAATTTTTTATAAGGAATTTAATGGAGAAAGTGGATCAATTGTTGATATTCAAAATGATATCATATCAATAAAAGATCATTTTTTTAATACTGGAGAACCTTTAACTTATAAATTTCCAAATGGTGGATCTGCCTTAGGCATTTCTACTACAAGTCCAGGAAATATATTGGGGACAACATTTTTGCCAGAAGAAGTATATCCAATTTCTGTTGATTATGGAAAGATTCGAATAGCATTAACAAAAAATTTAGCAGAATCTAATCAATACGTTAACTTCACTTCAGTTGGAGTAGGTACATTACATTCATTTGAATGTGATAAGCAGAATTCAAAATGTTTAATTGCAATTGATAATATTATCCAATCACCAATATCAATTGGAAATACAGTTAAAATTAATTCTATTGTCAATAGTACAACTTTAGAATTAGATTCATTAGAAGGGATAACACAAGGGACTATACTGAAAATTGGAGATGAGTATGCGAAAGTTATTAGCGTAAAATATAATGGAACAAATGTTGGGGTAGGAACAGTAACCATTTTTAGGGGACCAACTATTCTTGGAACAAATGAAGTTCCATTTGATGAAAATACAGACATAGTAACAATTATGTCTGGACAATATAATATCGTTGAAAATAAAATTTATTTTACAGATTCTCCATTTCAAGGTAGGAAGTATACATATACTTTATCTGCAAGTGATTTTTCAAACGATACATTCTCATTCAATATATTTAATTCTGTAATAAAAACAGGAACTGTTGTTGGATTGTCCACACAAAATCCCCCTCAAGGGTTAGATAGTGGTGTAAATTATTTTGCAATTAAAAATTATGAAAATAATTTCAGTTTTGCAGAAAATTATCAAAATGCAATTTCTGGAATACCAGTTGAATTTACAACAACTATAGGACAATATGATGAATTAACACCAATAGGTGAAATGAAATTAAATGTATTAGATGTTTCTGGAGGATCTTCATTCTCGGGGAGAGCATTCTTAAGATCTGAATATTCGGGCAATACTGTTTTTGATGATATTTCACCACAATTTAATGGAATTTCAACATCATTCGAATTAAAATCTTCTGGCATTTCTACTATTGGAATATCATCAGATAATGGAATTATCTTGGTCAATAATATTTTCCAGTATCCAGAGTTTGATGAGTCTTTTTATTTTGAAGAAATTGGAGGAAATTCAACAAATATTAACTTTATAGGAATAGGTACTCAGGGAGATGCACCAAAAGATTATGATGTTAATGTAAAAGGATTCCCAAGAGGTGGAATAATTGTCGGATATGGTCTTAGTGGTGGATCAAATTATCAACAACTTAAGCAAGCAAAATTATATGAAACATTTAAAAATGATTCTGGTGATATTTACTATATTGATAATAGTAATATAGGTATTGCATATTCTGGATCTGGATATAGGCAATTGCCTGGATATGCAGCATCTGTGACATTTGAACAAAATGGAGAAAGAATTAGTGGGTATGGAACTGCTATTATTCAAGATGGATTTGTGGTGTCAGTAAATGTGTCAGTTGCTTGCACTTATATTGGCATTGGATCAACTCCAAGCATAGTAATTGAACCTCCCTTTGAATATGATAATGTTTTATTGTCTGGAACTTCTGCTGGTATTGGAGCAAAAGTTTCTTTTGATATTTCAGATTCTGGAGAAGTTAAAGAATTTAGATTTACAAATCCAGGATATGGATATTCAACTGGAGATATTTTGACTATTCCAAATACAATTGGAACATCTGACCAAACTGAAGCAGATAGACTTAAAATAATAGTATTGGAAGTTGGTAAAGATACATTTTCTGCTTGGAATTTAGGAAACTTAAGAAAATTAGATGATTTAACTCCTTATGTAAATGGATCAAGAAAAATATTTAATTTATTAGAAAACTCCCAATTACTCAGCCTAGAAACATTACCTGGATCTCCAATTGATATTGAGCAGAATATTTTACTATTTGTCAATGATGTATTACAAATACCAGGAGAATCATATTCCTTTAATGGGGGAACTCAATTGATTTTAAGTGAACCTCCACCAGTTGGAAGTACTGTAAAAGTTTATTTTTATACTGGAAGTACTGGAGATATGATCTTATATGACATTGATCCAAAAATTAAAATAGGGGATAATTTGAAAATCAAAAAGAATATTGAAAAAAATCCACAAACTCAAATAAGAAGAACTGTAAAGAAAATTTTGAGTTCTGATAAACTTAGAACAGAAATTTATAATAAAAAGGGATTAACGTATGATTCTGTTACATATAGACCAGTTGATTTTACTCCACAAAACCAAGATTTAATAATTGGTGGTGAACTAATTAGCAAAGCAAGGGAATCTTTAAATTCAATTGATGTTGGATTTACATCAGTAAAAACTGCAACTGGTTCATTTTCAGTTGCCTCAGCATCTACAATTGGAATTAATACATCAAATATTAATATTGGGGATTACGTGGAATCAATATATACAGATAGTTATAAAGTAATATCAATTGATTCTGGAGTAATTGGAATATCTACAAGTGCAACCAATCAGTCTGTTACAACATCAACAATCAGTATTTGGAGAAAAATATAATAAATAAGGTAAAAGACACGGTACAATGCCAGCAATTATAACTGATAATTTAAAAATACAAAATTGTACAAATTTTATAGATTCGATTCAATACGTTGAAGATAATCCCACTCAAGGAAATTATTATGTTTTTATTGGATATCCAAACCCTACCGAATATTGGACTTCTTGGGACGCAAACCCACAGAATCCAATAGACAATTTTAATTATCACAATTCTTTTAAAGAATCTATTCTTGGAGTAAAAAAGATTACATCTACTGATGTAATCAGAGCAATTCCAAAGGTAGAATGGAATTCTGGCACTCGTTATGATATGTACAGACACGACTACAGCACATATAACTTAACTCCAAATTCCAGTTCAACAAGACTATATGATAGCAAGTATTATGTAATGAATAGTGAATTTTCTGTATACATATGTTTAAATAATGGATATGGTCCAGGAAATGAGGACGGAGTTCCATCTACAATAGAACCATCTCACACAGATCCAAATGAATATGTTGATAGGGGGGATGGATATGTTTGGAAGTACCTTTATACGATAAGTCCATCTAATTATTTAAAATTTGATTCTACAGATTATATTCCAGTTCCAAGTAATTGGAAAACTTCAACAAACGCATCAATATCTGAAGTTAGATCGAGTGCTATTGATGGTGGAATTAGAACAATTTTAATTGAAAAATCTACCCAATATTTAATCGGAAGTGATCCAGAATTGGGAGTTTCGTGTAATATAAAGGGGGATGGTACTGGAGGAACTGCTCTAGTTATTTTTGATTCTGAAGGTTATCCAGTAAAGGTTGAAGTTATTAATCCAGGATCTGGATATACTTATGCTACATTAGATTTGGATTCTGTTATTCCTAGAGATTCTGGATCAGAAAAATCCATATTTAATGTCATCATTCCTCCCCCTGGTGGTCATGGTGCAGACATCTATAAGGAATTAGGAGCATTTAGATGTTTGGTCTATAGTAGAATTGAAAATCCAATTACAAACCCAGACTTTGTTATTGATAACCAATTTGCAAGGGTTGGAATTATTAAAGATGTTTTAAGTAATGGTTCAAGTTCATATTTTACTGGCACCACTGGTTCTGGTGTATATGGAATTGCACTTAATGCAACTGGACTGACAGGAATATCAGATTACAAATTAAATCAACCATCAACTGATGCAAAGGGAGTAATTGCTAGTGCTGAAGAAATTGGTTCGGCAACATTTTTAAAATATATTCAATCAAGAGAAGAATATGTTGATTACTATTCTGAAGTATCTCAAGGTATTTCAAAAACGTTTGATCCTTATATAACTAATCCAAATTTTGCTGGAATTACCACATCTTCATTATACCAATATTCTCAATTCAATACATCTAATGTAACTATTGGAAATGATTTAACTTCATATCAAGTGGCAGATATTAGTGGTTCTCAATATAATGGAGAATATTTAGGACAAACATTTACTAATGGTCTATCTAATCCAGATATAAATACAAAGAGTGGTGATATATTGTATGTAGACAACAGATCTACAATTACAAGAACATCAAATCAAAGGGAAGACATTAAAATCATTATAGAGTTCTAAAATGCCACAAAGCACTAACCTAAACGTAAGTCCTTATTATGACGATTTTAGTGATGAGAAGAACTACTATAAGGTTCTTTTCAAACCTGGAGTAACTGTACAAACTAGGGAATTAAGTAATTTACAATCAATTCTTCAAAATCAAATTGAAAAATTTGGAAGTAAATTTTTCTCCAATGGTGGAATAGTAATTCCAGGAAATTTTGCTTATGATGGAACTTTCAATTGTATAGAAATTGAAGATACTTATAAGGGGATCTCTGTTGAGACATATTTTGATAGTTTTGTTGGAAAAATAATAAAAGGAAGAACAACTGGAGTTACTGCAAAAATTGAATATGTGATGTCAAAGTTGGATGAAAATTCGACTAGAAATACGACAGCACTTTATGTTAAGTATCAAAATTCATCTTCAGAAGATTTTAACACAGAAATATTTCAAGATGGAGAGGAGTTATTAGTTCAATCTGACGTAACTGTAGGATCTACTTTATTTGCAACAGATACTGCAGTATTTCGAGTATTATCTCCAACAAATAGAACTGCATCTTCTGTTGGATCTTCAGCAAAAATTGAGGAAGGTGTTTATTTTATCAGAGGATATTTTGTAAATATATCTAAAGATACAATTATTTTAGATGCTTATACAAATACTCCATCATATAGAGTTGGACTTCAAGTAATTGAATCTATAGTAGATTCTGATGAAGATTCTGATCTTACTGATAATGCAAAAGGATTTTCAAACTATGCTGCACCAGGAGCAGATAGATTAAAAATTGAAACTGCCTTAACTAAAAAGGAATTAGATAATTTTGATGACGATAATTTTATTGAATTATTCAGAGTTGAGAATGGTGTAGTTAGAAAAATTAATAATAATGACCCATATGCATTTATCACTGATGTCTTAGCAAGAAGAACATATGATGAATCTGGAAATTACTATGTGCAACCATTTAAAGTAAGTGCTCTAGAATCTTTAAATGATAATTTAGGCAATGGTGGTCAATATTCAAATAATCAAAAAACATCTAGTGGATTAACACCTTCTGATGATTTGGCAACCCTTAAAGTATCCCCAGGAAAAGCATATATTAAAGGATATGAAGTTCCAACATCAACAGAATTAGTAGATTATGAAAAACCAAGAACGACAAAAAATATAGAATCTTCTTCGTCAAATTTCTATGCTGGAAATATACTTAGAGTTAATAATATAACAAATATTCCAAAAATAGGCATTACCACTGATTCATCAATTACGTTATACAACACTAGACTTGACGATACGAATCTACCAACTGCAGTAGATGCTATTGGATTAGCAAGGGTATATGATTTTGAATATCATAATACTTCATATGTAAATGAATCAAGTCAGTCAAATTTATATCTTTTTGATATTCAAACATATACTAAACTAGTTTCAAATACTTCTATCTCTGGTATTTCTACTGGAAATTATATCCGAGGACAATATAGTAATGCATCAGGATATTTAAAAACTTATTCTGGACAAAATTTAACACTATATCAAGTTTCTGGAACATTTATTCAGAATGAACCACTTATTATATCTGGAATATCCACTACATCAACTATTACCACTGTAGTAGACTATTCTATTCAGGATGTCAAATCAGTTTCTGATGGCACATTTACATCAGATTCTTCACTTACAGAGTCAACATTAATAAATGGACCATTAACTATAACTGTTGGTGGTGGAACTGCCACTATTGTAAGACAAGATGGAACATCATTTGCTAATGGATTTAAAGTAAATGACATAGTTAAATATTCTTCTTCTGGACAATCACTTCCAGTATATGCAAAAATTGACTCTATAAATGCTAATAAAACTAGCATTACAGTTTCTCAAGTTGCTTCAGTTGCAAATGTCTGCACAAATAATCTTGGCAGTACAGGTCAATTAAATAGCATCAATATAATTAGACCTCAAATTAGAAATTATGATGATTCTTCATTATATTCACCATTAGAAAATTCGAATATATCTGAGGTAAGTTTCTTAAATTCTAGTGTTTTTGTTAAAAAATACTATACAGGATTGACTATATCTGGCAATTCATTAACACTTCCAAATCTATCAAATACAGATTTTGTTTATGCTGCATTTGACGAAGAAAGATATTGTTTGATTGATGACAGTGGAAATAATATTACATTAGACGAATCTAATGTAACTATAAATTCTGGTAGTAAAACTGGATCACTAACAGGATTGTCAGTAGCATCAGCATCCTCTGCAAAATTAATCGTCACTCAAATTAAATCTAATGTTTCATCAAAATACAAAAAACTTCAACGTTGCTCATCAGTAACTTTAAATAGAAGTAAATATAATCCAGTAATTTTGGGTTCTGGATTAACTTATTCATCAATCTATGGAACAAGAGTAGAAGATCAAGAAATTAGTTTAAATTATCCAGATATTTTTGAAGTTCATGGAGTATTCCAATCATCTACCACTTCAGATCCACAACTTCCACAATTAACAATTTCTGGATTAAATACTGAAAATATTATTCTGGGGGAAGTCTTTATTGGAAATACTTCTGGAGCAGTTGCGATTTGTGTAGAAAAAGTTTCAAGTTCTAGCATTTCATTTATATACAAATCACAAAATACATTTAATGCTAATGAGGTAATCACATTTAAAGAATCCGAGGCAGAAGCAACTGTAACCATCGTAACCCCAGGTGAAGATAATATTATTTCAGAATTTATCGTTGATAATGGACAAAGAAAGCATTTTTATGATATTGGTAGATTGATAAAAAAAGATGCATCTAAAGAAATATCTAAAAAAATAAAAATTGTATTTGATTATTTTAAATTTGAAGACACAGATTTTGGGGATATTATTTCTGTTGATAGTTATCCACAAAATCTATATGGAAATAAAATTCCTACCTTCAATTTTGTAAGAAATACAGATGCTATCGATATTAGACCAAGAGTTGCTAATTACAATACTGTAAGTACATTGAGTCCATTTGATTATGGATCCAGAGTATTCAATACAGGTTCTAATAATTCTTCTCAAATTTTAAAATCGAATGAGTCAATAGTATTTGATTATAAGTTCTATCTACCAAGAACAGATAAACTTACATTAGATAAAGATGGTAACTTCAATATTGTATTGGGAGAACCAACAGAAATACCAATTGCTCCAAAGATTTCTGAAGAAGTTTTAGATGTTGCTACAATTTCAGCATCTGCATATGTCTTTAATGTTTCTGAAGATATTGTTATTGAACTGACAGATCATAAGAGATACACTATGTCCAATATTAGAGACATAGAAAAGAGAGTCGAGAATTTAGAATTCTATACTTCATTGTCACTTCTAGAAATTTCCACCCAAAATCTTCTTATTGAAGATAATGATGGATTTAATAGATTTAAATGTGGATTCTTTGTTGATAACTTCAGTTCTTATGATGTATCAGATCAATCTAATATTTCATTTAAAGCAAAAATTTTAAATAATACTTTAAGTGCTGATACTGAAAGAACTCAACTTAGTCTTGAGACAAATACTACTACTAATCTAAAAGTAACTGGAAATACACTGACATTAGATTATACTGAAGTCAATTATCAAAAACAACCATTTGCAAGTAGAATTGTCAACATTAATCCATTTAACATTATAACTTGGTCTGGAAATTTAGATCTAAATCCAGATAAAGATAAGTGGAAGATTAAAATTAAAAAGACTAAGGATGTTGCAAATAGTGAGAAGAAGGGAACTACTGAGAAGATCAAAAAAATATCCTCAATCCCATATATGAGATCCCGAAATGTTGAATTTATCGGAACTAGATTAAAACCAATATCACAGTTTGATTTTATATTTGATTCAAAAAATCTATCAGACAATAGCACTGGGTCTACATATGCATTCCCCAAACTAATTGAAATTACAAATGTAGTGGGAACATTTGTAGTAGGTGAACTTGTTAATGGTTATGATTCAAACGGAAATACTGTTTCATTTAGACTTTGTACTCCAAATCATAAATCTGGAGCATATAACAATCCATCAACAACATATTCAATTAATCCATATCAACCAAGTACTGCACTATCTTCGATATATGGACCACAATCAACTGTATTGAATGTTGATACTGAATCATTAGAACTTCCAACTAAAAGTCAATATTTTGGAAATATAACCAATGGTATGCAATTATATGGAACATCTAGTGGTGCATCAGCAAAGGTTTCTCAGATTAGACTAATTAGTGATGACAATGGAACATTGATTGGAGCATTCTTTATTCCCAATCCACAGGCAACTGATATCAAATTTGAAACTGGCAATACTACTGCCAAGGTTACAACTACAACAGCAGCACTTGGGGTTCCTGGAGAATTTACAAGCACTGCAGAAACTAATTTTGTTTCTGAAGGTAAGAAAGTAGTAATTACCAAAATTAAATATTATGATCCTTTAGCACAAACTTTTAATGTTCCAGAAGAAGAAGGTGTATTTATTACATCAGTAGATATCTTCTTTGCAACAAAAGATGAAACTATTCCTGTTGAATTACAAATTAGAGAAGTTTCATCTGGAATTCCTGGTGGACCAGATAAAATTGTTGGCAATTTCAAGAAAGTTTTAAACGCAAATCAAATTTCTATCAGTACAGATGCATCTGTTGCAACAAATTTTAAATTCGATAATCTTACAAGATTAGAGGGTGGAAGAGAATATGCAGTTGTGCTTATTTCAGATTCTGACAACTATAATGTTTGGGTTTCTAGAATGGGGGGAGTTGAGATTTCAACAGCATCTTTACCAGAAGTTCAGAAGGTTATTATCAATAAACAACCTTCGTTGGGATCTTTATTTAAATCTCAAAATGGAACTACTTGGGTCCCAACCCCAGAAGAAGATCTGAAGTTTACTTTAAATAAAGCACAATTTAGTCCTACAAGTGGAACTGCATTCTTATCCAACACAACTGTTTCAACCAAGTCCATTCAAAATAAACTTTCAGAAAATCCAATTACTGCTTTATCCACTTTAGCAGAATCTCCATATAATGATGGAAGACATATTAGAGTTTATCATCCAAATCATGGAATGTATTCTGAGAATAATTTTGTAGAACTATCTGGTATTGCTCCAGATGGATTACCTGTAAAACTTGAAGCAGAATATAGTGTGACTTCAACTTCTGCAATTTCAATTCCAAGTGCATCTACAAGCAATTTTACATCATTTAATCAAACACCAGTAGAAGAATTGAGTCCTGGATACATTAAGATTGGAGATGAAATTATTAAGTATACTGCAGCTAGTTCTGGTCAATTAACTGGTATTTCTAGAGGACAATTTGGCACTACTCCAATAACTCACGAAATTAACTCTTTAGTTTATAAGTATGAATTTAATGGAGTTTCATTAGTTCAACTTAATACAACTTTTGAGGGAATTATTGATCCAACAATTGATTCTTATTATGTAAGAAAGGTTGATGATGGAATAACATTTACTTCAGATAAATTTGGTGGTGGAAATGAAGTATATGCGTCTCAGAATATTCAATTTGGTTCATTAGAATTTGATGAAGATTTTGTATCCAATTATCCATCAACATCAATTATTGCCTCTGCCAGAACAGTTTCTTCTACTAGTGTAGATGGATCTGAAGTTTCATTCGCAGATAATGGATATCAATCGGTTGGAATTAGTAGCATCAATAAATTTGATTCTCCAAGAATGGTTTGTTCGAGATTAAATGAATTAGAATATTTACCTTCTGCTCAATTTAATGACAATAAATCATTTACTCTTGAATTAAATTTAAACACTTCAAATTCTAATATTTCTCCAATAATTAATCTACAAAATACAAATATATTTGTAGAAAATTATATGATCAATCAACCAATCAATTTAGATTCATATCAAACAGATTCTAGAGTTAATTCAAATGTAAATGATCCAAATTCATTTATCTATCTTTCAAAGAGAATAGATTTAAATGATTCTGCCACATCATTAAAAGTTCTTCTTTCTGCGTATAGATCTTCATATTCAGATATTAGAGTACTCTATAAAATCTTTAGAGATGATACTCCAGATGAAGATCAAAACTGGGAACTGTTCCCTGGATACTTAAATCTAGATGTAAATAATGAAATTATTAATCCAGATAACAATGATGGCAGATCGGATGTTCTTGTTCCCCCAAGTCTATCTGGTCAATATCTAGAATATTCATTCAGCACTGATAATATTGCACAGTTTACATCTTTTGCTATTAAGATTATTGGAACCACAACAAACCAAGCATATTCCCCACTTATAAAAGACCTAAGAGCAATAGCACTTAAATGAAAAAGAAATATGCTAGAGTGGAAGGGTATCCAAATTTAATGCGAGATTTGGATACCAATGCCATCATTAATACAGACTCAATAGAATCATCAAATTATGATAGGAATAGAAAAATAAGACAAAGAAAATCTGAGGAGATTGATATTATTAAGTCTGATCTCATTAATATCAAATCCTCAATTGAAGAAATTAAAAATTTATTAGGGAGAATTGTAAATGAATCATGAAGAATTAAAACTTGAAAGTATGTCAAAATTATTTGAATTTGAAAAAATTTCAAGAGAATTGGATACATGTACAAATATCGATCTAATGAGAAATATTTGCAAATGTTATGTAAAACTATATTTGAGTCTTGAAGAAACTATGCAAAAATTAGATTTATTATCATCTAACTAAATAGTTAAAAAGTATTGGAATAATGGCAAAACCAGCATCAAGACAACAATTAGTTGATTATTGCCTAAGAAAACTTGGTGCTCCTGTTTTGGAAATAAACGTTGCTGAGGAGCAAATTGATGATCTCGTAGATGATGCCCTTCAATATTTTTATGAGAGACATTTTGATGGAGTTGAAAAAATGTTTCTCAAATATAAATTAACACAGGAAGACAAAGATAGAGGTCGTGCTAGAGGTGGAGAAAGTTCTGCTGGAATAGTCACTACTTATGCCTCCTCTGGAATTGGAACTTTTGCTTGGGAGGAGAATAGCAATTATATTCCAGTTCCAGATTCAGTAATTGGAGTTGAAAGAGTATTTAAACTTAGCAATAGAACTATTGCATCAAACTTGTTCAATGTAAACTATCAATTGTTTTTGAATGATATTTACTGGTTCAGTTCTACTGAACTATTAAATTACTATGTAACTAAACGATACCTTGAAGATATTGATTGGATCATTAATCCAGAAAGGCAAATTAGATTTAATAAGAGACAAAATCGTTTATATCTAGATACTAGTTGGGATACTCTTCAGGTTGATGATTATCTTCTTATTGAATGTTATAGAACTTTAGATCCAAACGATTTTGTCAAAGTTTGGAATGATTCTTTCTTAAAATTATATTTGACTGCCCTAATTAAAAGGCAATGGGGACAGAATTTGATTAAGTTTCAGGGTGTTAAACTTCCTGGTGGAGTTGAGCTTAATGGAAGACAGATATATGACGATGCTCAAAAAGATCTTCAAGATATTAAAGATAAGATGATGTTGGAATTTGAATTACCTCCATTGGATCTAATAGGATAATATGTTAAATTCATTTTTTCTTCAGGGATCTAACACAGAACAGAGTCTTGTTCAAGATTTAATCAATGAACAATTGAAGATTTATGGTGCCGAAGTTTATTATTTACCAAGACAAATATTTTCAGAAGGAAAAGTAATAAGAGATGTAATTTATTCCAAATTCAAAAATGCTTTCCCAATAGAAGCATATATTATGAATTATGAGGGATTTGATGCAAATAGTGTTTTGATGAGTAAATTTGGAGTGAAAGTAACTGATGAAATGACTCTAATTATATCAAAAGAAAGATTTGAACTTTATATTGGAGAATTGATGAAGGCAATAGGAACATTTAAGAATTCCCTAAGACCTAATGAAGGTGATTTAATTTATGTTCCATTGTCTGATAGTTTGATGGAAATTAAATTTGTAGAAAATAGAAAACCATTCTATCAACTACAAAAGACTTATGTTTATGAACTGAGATGTGAAGTTTATGAGTTTGAGGATGATGAAGTTAAGACTGGAATTAATGATATTGATACTCAATTTAAAGATCTTGGATATACTGCAACATTAACACTCTCAGGAATAGGGTCTACTGCTTCTGCATATACTTCACTTGTTTCTGGTGCAGTTCAAAAAATTGATATTATAGATGAAGGATATGGATTCACTTCCACTCCTACCATAATTGTTGATCCACCAGTTTCTGGAACTCAATGTCAAGTAGTTGGTATTATGACCAATTCTAGGACATTACTTTCAAAACAAAGTTTGCATAAGGTTTACATTCAGAATCCAGGATCTGGATATACGACTACTCCAAAAATTTCTTTCTTTGGTGGTGGTGGATATGGAATTAAACTATCAGTTGGCATTTCTACAAATGGAAGTATTGGAGTAGTTACACTTACCTCTCCTGGTAGTGGGTATGTTTCTCCACCACCAGTAACGTTCTCATCTCCAGTTTCTGGAGGAACTACTGCAATTGCAGAATCGATATTAAATTCTTCTGGAGAAGTATCTGGAATTAGAATTGTAAATGCTGGCATTGGATATACTGCACCACCAACAATCACAATTGGATCTGGTACAACTGTATCATCTGGCAACTTTATATTTGGAGAGTCGGTAAATTCATCAATAGGAAATATAACTGGAACTGTTCAAAATTGGGATCCATATACAAAAATATTAAAAGTTTCTGGAATTGGAACAGATTTTATTGTTGGAGAAACAATCACTGGAGAAACTTCTAATGCTACATATATTATTAAGGCATATGAAACCCCAACATCTTCCACATCATACGATGACAATAAAGTAATTGAAGAGGAAGGTGATGATATTATTGATTTCAGTGAGATTAATCCATTTGGAGATCTTTAAACCATTAAATAGTATAACTAGGAACTTTTTACAATGTTTGGAAATTATTTTTACAATAAATGCATACACAAAACTGTAGTTGCTTTTGGAACACTATTTAATGATATTTCAATACGTCATTTAGATTCTAATAATAATTCAATTTCAACTTTAAAGGTTCCATTAGCATATGGACCAATTCAAAAGTTCCTAGCAAGAGTAGAGCAGTCTCCAGATGGAAATAGAAGAGTTTCCACTACTCTTCCAAGAATGTCATTTGAAATGATTTCTATAGAGTATGCTCCGTCCAGAAAGGCATCAACAATTCAAACCTTTAAAGGAACAAGTGTTGAAGATGGTAAAGAAATTAAAAATATCTATATGCCAGTTCCTTATGATATTGGATTCGAATTAACAATAGTATCAAAAATTCAAGATGATGTTTTGCAAATTATTGAGCAAATCATTCCATTTTTCCAACCATCATTTAATGTTAGTGTTAACTTAATTCCAGAAATATCAGAAGTAAAAGATATTCCAATTATTCTCAATCGTGTGAATTTCAGAGATACTTATGAAGAAGATTTTAAGCAAAGAAGATTGCTTTATTACACATTAAATTTTACAGCAAAAACTTATGTGTTTAATCAAATCCCAGATGATTCAACTGGTCTGATTAAGAAAGTTCAAGTTGATTATGCAACTGATGCAATTCTCAATGCAAAACGAGAAGTTAGATATACTTCAACACCTAAAGCACTTCAGGATTACAATGATGATGGAGTGATTAATTCACTAGATGATCCATTGATCGAATTTGGAGATGATTTTGGATTTAATGGTGTACTGGAAGATTTTGTAGATTTCAAAACTTATAGTACAGCACAAGGAATTGATGTGGATGAATGAAAATGCAAGAAAATAAATTTGAAGGAATTGAAAAGGCATTGAATGTTGAGACTAAGTTAGTCTCTGCGGAACCAGTTGAAAGTAAACCTATAAACATTCCAGATGATCCCAGAAAAGATTATGAATATACTAGAGCAAATTTATATAACCTAATTGAGAAAGGTCAAGAAGCAATTAATGGAATTTTAGAAGTTGCTCAAAGTTCAGATCATCCAAGAGCATATGAAGTTGCTGGACAACTTATTAAATCTGTTGGTGATGTAAGTGATAAATTATTAGATCTTCAGAAAAAGATGAAAGATCTTGATGCTCCAACTAAGGGTGGACCTACCACAGTGAACAATGCATTGTTTGTTGGATCAACTTCCGAGTTATCAAAACTTATAAAACAAGGACTTCTAAATAATATAGAAGAATAATACCTATTATGAAAGATCCTAAAGGTCCCGTAAAACCATATAGATCCCCAGAAGAAATTGCCAAGAAGCATAAAGTTCCTCTGGATAATATTATTAATCAGGTAAAAATGGGAACTAAGGTTGAGGGTGAGCATACCACAAGTAAAAGTGGTGCAAAGATAACAGCACTTCAGCACGTAGATGAACTTCCAGACTATTACACAAAACTAAAAAAAGTAGAAAGGAAACCTACCATGAAAGAAGACAAGGATCCCTGTTGGAAAGGGTATACTCAAGTTGGAATGAAGAAGAAGGGTGGAAGAAAGGTTCCGAATTGCGTTCCCTCAAAAGGAGTTCCTGATGCAAAAGGATATAAAGAAGAAGTTGATATAGAACAGCAGTACAAGGAAGATACAAAGTATTGCCTTCTTTGTAGAAAGAATGAAAAAAGAATGGATTGTTCTTGGGGACCACAAATGTGGGACAAATATAGTATTGCAAAACTTCATCCTGCTAATGAATCAAAAATTCATGAGGATCATAAGGAAATTGCTTCTGGAAAGAAGAAAGATGATGAAGGATATATGGCAAGAGTTGAGTTTGATCAAATTGAAAGATCAATCAATATGCTCAGAAAATTAGTTAAAAAGGGAGATCAACAACTTCCTGCTTGGGTGCAATCCAAGATTACTAGAGCAGCAGACTTTATTGATACTGCAGCAGAATATATGTCTAGTGATGAAGATGTTTCTGAAGCATGTTGGTCTGGGTATAAGCAAGTTGGAATGAAAAAGAAAGGGAAAAGAGTAGTTCCTAATTGTGTTCCAGAACAAAAAACTTTCAATCAATTTATGACTGAAGTTGCTGCATGGCAAAGAAAGGAAGGTAAGAATCAATCTGGTGGTCTTAATGAAAAAGGAAGAAAATCTTATGAAAGGGAGAATCCTGGATCAGATTTGAAAGCACCTTCAAAGAAAGTAGGAAACCCAAGAAGAGCATCATTCTGTGCCAGAATGAGTGGCGTGAAAAGTAAGTTAACCTCAAAGAAAACTGCAAATGATCCAAATTCAAGGATCAATAAATCACTTAGAGCTTGGAATTGTTGAATAATTTATGAGTAATAATAACATTTATCTTGGAAACCCGCTTCTAAAAAAAGCAAATACTCCAATTGAATTTTCTCAAGATCAAATTTTAGAATTTGTAAAGTGCAAGAATGATCCAGTATACTTTGCAAAGAACTATGTTAAAATTGTAACCTTGGATCATGGATTACAACCATTTAAACCTTATGACTTTCAAGAAAAATTAATTAAAAATTTCCACAATAATAGATTTAACATTTGCAAGATGCCTAGGCAGACTGGCAAATCTACTACTGTGGTATCTTATTTGCTTCATTATGCAATTTTTAATGATAACGTAAACATTGCTATTCTTGCCAACAAGGCATCCACAGCAAGAGATTTGCTACAAAGACTACAAACTGCCTATGAGAACCTTCCCAAATGGTTACAGCAGGGCATTGTGGCATGGAACAGGGGTTCTATGGAACTGGAGAATGGATCCAAGATTCTGGCAGCATCAACTTCAGCATCTGCAGTTCGTGGTGGATCATACAACATTATATTCCTAGACGAATTTGCATTCGTTCAAAATCACCTTGCAGATGATTTCTTTGCATCTGTATATCCAACTATTTCTTCTGGACAATCAACAAAGGTAATTATTGTTTCTACCCCACATGGTATGAATCATTTTTATCGACTTTGGCACGATGCAGAAAGGGGTAAAAATGAATATGTTCCCACTGATGTTCACTGGACTGAAGTTCCTGGAAGAGATGATAAATGGAAAGCACAGACTATTGCGAACACTTCTGAGCAGCAGTTTAAGATCGAGTTTGAGTGCGAATTCTTAGGATCTGTTGACACTCTAATTGCTCCAAGCAAACTTAAGAGTTTAGTATATGATACTCCAGTTAAAAGAAATAAAGGATTGGATGTATATGAAGAGAAAAGAGAAAATAGAGACTATGTAGTTACGGTTGACGTAGCAAGAGGAGTTGGAAATGACTACTCTGCATTTGTAGTATTTGATATTACAACTTTCCCACACAAAATAGTAGCAAAGTATAGGAATAATGAAATCAAACCAATGCTATTTCCAAGCATCATACATGAGGTTGCTAAAGCGTACAATAATGCATTTGTCCTTTGTGAAGTCAATGATGTTGGAGACCAAGTAGCATCAATTATTCAATATGATTTAGAGTATCAAAATCTCCTCATGTGTTCTATGAGAGGTAGAGCAGGGCAGATTGTTGGGCAAGGATTTTCTGGGAAGAAAACTCAACTAGGACTTAAGATGTCCAAGACAGTTAAGAAAGTTGGATGTCTCAATCTTAAAACTATGATCGAAGAGGACAAACTCATCTTCAATGACTATGAGATTATCAGTGAACTAACTACTTTCATCCAGAAACATAACTCATTCGAGGCAGAAGAGGGTTGTAATGATGATTTGGCAATGTGCCTTGTAATTTATGCTTGGTTGGTCGCACAGGACTATTTCAAAGAACTGACGGAGCAAGATGTTAGAAAAAGATTATATGAAGAACAAAAAAATCAAATTGATCAAGATATGTCTCCATTTGGATTCATTATTACTGGAATAGATGATGAAACAGAATTCAAAGATGCTGATGGGGATATTTGGAAGGTTGATGAATATGGTGATAGATCCTACATGTGGGAATATAGATAAAAGGATAAATTTATAAATACTTTTAGTTAAAAAATGAAGCAGTTAGAGGAGTCAAAATGGCTTTAAGCTTATCATCTCCAGGGATTACAATAAGAGAAGTAGACTTAACTAGAGGTTCAGTTAATGCTACTTCTCCTTTAGCTGCAGGTATTGCAGCACCTTTTGAGAGAGGTCCAGTAGAAGAAGTAACTACAATAAGAACTGAAAATGATTTAGTGAACATTTTTGGTTCACCATCAAAGAACAATTTTCACTATGAGTATTGGTATTCTGCATCAAACTTCCTTTCCTACGGTGGAAGTTTAAAAGTAGTAAGAGCAGATTCAGACAATCTGAAGAACTCCAATGCTGCAGTTGGTGCTGCTTCAACTGACATTAAAATTAAAAATTATGAAAATTATCAGGAAACAATTTCATCTGGATATTACTGGGCAGCAAAGAACCCAGGATATTGGGCAGATGGAATTAAAGTGTGTGTAATTGACAACTTCGCAGACCAAACTTTTTCTGGAATTAATACATCTGGAATTTCAGTTGGTGTTGGAGTTACCCAATCAATTCAATCTGGTGGACATTTGAAAGGAATTGTTTCTGGTATTGGAAACTCTGAATTTTATGTTAAAGTTGTAAGTAAAGTAAGTTCTGGTGGAACTGAAACTAATCAAGATTACACCGAAAGAGGTGTATATTCTTTTAATACCATGGAATCCATTTACATCAATGGATCCCTTGGGGTTGGAGTTACTGCAGTAGAAGTTGTAAGAGCAGGATTAAGCACATACTCAGCAGCATCAATTGGAACTGGACAAACTCTAACTACTTTAAATGTTGATGGAATAACAACTCTGGACATGCAAGGTTCAGATGCGTTCCAATCTTCTGACACTGTTCTCTATGTTGCATATAATGCTGGTATTACAACTGCAAAGAAATTAAAAATTAATTCGGAAATTGTAACAGTATCTTCTGTAATTTCAAATTTAGTTACATCTACAGTTACTGTTGCTAGAGCAAGTTATGGAACTACTGCAACGAATCATCCAGATGGTTCTTCAATATCTATCCTATCAGTTCTTCCTGCAGACGTTACAGTTTCAGTTGGAGTCAACTCAACTACAACTCAAGTTCAACTCACATCTTTAGGAAATGTGAATGCTGGAGATTACCTGATTAACCCAGCAACCAATGAAATTTTAACAGTAAGTACAATTTCAAACAGTGGACTTCTCTACCCACTAGCAATTAATGACTGGTATAATCAGCAGTATGTATTAAATACTGCTAATGGAGATAGGCAAACTGTTCTATGGAAGGCAATTGCACCAAAACCAAGAACTAATCAGTATGTATCTGATAGGGGTGGTAGTAATGATGCACTGAATATTGCAATTATTGACAATACTAGGGCATCAAATTTCTCAGGAAATCCTCAGCAAATTCTAGAAGTATTCAGAAATATATCTAAGGCATCGGATGCCCAAACTTCCCCATCACAAAACGTATATTATAAGACTTACCTAGAGGCAAATTCACGTTATATATTTGCTGGTGCTGTACTTGCAACTGATGCACACTGGGGAGTTTCTGAAGTTTCTTCCAAATTCTCGTCAGGATTTACTCCAATTTCAACCTCACTAGGTGTTTGGGGACAAACTTCGGATGATACACATTTCAACTCAGTTGGAAATAAGTCATTTACAATCACTGGTGGAAAAGATTATTCAACTGCTGCTGGTCAAGCAACTAATGTTGGTGGATTTGAAGTACAGTTGAATGACATTACTAGTGCAATTGACAAACTGGCAAACGAGAATGAAGTTGAATTAAACTTCTTACTTCAGGGAAGTGCTTCTGGTGGTATTGATTTTGAGCAATCAAGAGCAAATTATCTAATTTCCACAGCAGAATCTAGGAAAGATTGTTTAGCATTTATTTCACCATACAGAGGAGCAACTGTTAACGTTCCAATAGAGGCAAATAAACTTCCTAACATTCTTTCATTCTTCACTTCACTATCTTCATCATCTTATGCAGCATTTGATTCTGGATATCAATACATCTATGACAGATTCAACAGAGAGTATGTATACATCCCATGCTCAGCAGATGTTGCTGGTCTATGTGTAAGAACTGACATTAATCAGTATCCTTGGTATTCTCCTGCTGGAAAGGTGAGAGGAACTCTTAAGAATGTCATCAAACTAGCATATAATCCAAACCAAGAAGACAGAGACGAACTCTATTCAAATAGAGTCAATCCAATCATCACTTATCCTGGATCTGGAACAATTCTATTCGGTGATAAAACTGCATTATCTTATCCATCAGCATTTGACAGAATCAACGTCAGAAGGTTGTTCATTACAATTGAACAAGCAATCAGAGGTGCTGCTGATGCTCAATTATTTGAATTTAATGATTCATCGACAAGAGCAAGTTTCATTAATATCGTTGAACCATATCTAAGAGATGTGCAGGCAAAACGAGGAATCACAGACTTCTTACTAGTGTGTGATGAAACAAATAATACTCCTGCTGTTATTGATAGAAATGAATTTATTGCTGACATTTATGTAAAACCAGCTCGTTCTATCAATTACATCGGACTGACATTCGTTGCTACGAGAACTGGTGTTTCATTTGAAACCGTTGTTGGAACAGTTTAATTTAAAGGAGAAGAACAATGCCTAATTTCAACGAAAGAACAATTGATAGATTTAAGACTAAATTATCTGGTGGTGGTGCTCGCAGCAATCTATTTGAAGTAAGTTTTGGATCATCACCATCGTCTACATTCAGTTTACCATTTGATTCATCAATTTCTATTGAATCTGATGACTATATGTTAATCAAAACTGCTGGTCTTCCTGGATCAACTATTTCAGAAATTCCAGTACCATTCAGAGGAAGAACCCTCAAAATTGCTGGTGATAGAACCTTTGATATTTGGAGCATCACTGTTATTAACGATACCAATTTCAAATGGAGAAATCTATTTGAAAGATGGATGAACTATATGGTCAAAGTATCTGATGGAAGTGGTTCAATTAATCCATCAGAATATATGGTTGATATGAATGTAACCCAATTATCAAGGGGTGCATATACTGGATTAAATATCCCAGGAACTCAAGGTGGTGAGATTGATATCTTGAGAAAGTATATTGTACACGGAGTATTCCCAACTAGTGTTTCTCAGATTGATCTTTCATACAACAATGAAAATGAAATTGAAGAATTCACAGTAGATCTTCAAGTTCAGTGGTGGGAAGCTGCAGATGCCAATAATACCCCATCATCTCAAGTGATCTAAATAGTAGAAAGTTTACAATTATAATATGGCAAGACTATTTGGTTTCTCTATTGAAGACGACGATAAATTACCAAAAGGTGCGGTCTCCCCTGTCCCCGAAAATAACGAGGACGGGGCTGACTATTATCTGACTAGTGGTTTTTATGGGCAATATGTAGATATTGAAGGAGTATTCAGGAATGAATACGATTTAATTAAAAGATATAGGGAAATGGCACTTCACCCAGAATGTGATAGTGCAATTGAAAATGTTGTCAATGAGGCAATTGTAAGTGACTTGAATGATTCTCCAGTTGAAATTGAACTGAGTAATCTTAATGCAAGTGATGGACTCAAAAAGATTATCAGAGAAGAATTTAAATATATTAAAGATCTTTTAGATTTCGACAAAAAGGCACACGAAATATTTAAAAACTGGTATATCGACGGAAGATTATTATATCATAAAGTTATCGATCTAAAAAAACCTGAGGAAGGAATTTTAGATATTCGTTATATGGACGCATTGAAAGTTCGATTTATTAGACAAGAAAAGAAGAAAGATACCAAAGTCAATCTTGGAGGAAACTATCTTAATAGTATAGATCCCAATAGTATGACAGCATTCACTGAACCAGAGATTGAGGAATACTTTATGTATTACCCTCAGGGATCTATTCAAAAGGTTGGTTCAACTAATCGTGGTGTGAAAATTGCAAGGGATTCTATTACGTATGTAACTTCAGGTCTTGTAGATAGAAATAGACAACTGACACTTTCATATTTACATAAAGCAATTAAAGCACTGAATCAACTTAGGATGATTGAGGATGCTCTTGTTATCTACAGACTTTCTAGAGCACCAGAAAGAAGAATCTTCTACATCGATGTTGGCAATCTACCTAAAGTAAAGGCAGAGCAATATCTACGTGATGTTATGGGTAGATATCGTAATAAACTTGTTTATGACGCAAACACTGGTGAAATGCGTGATGACAAGAAGTTTATGAGTATGATGGAAGACTTCTGGCTGCCCCGTAGAGAGGGTGGTAGAGGCACTGAGATCACTACTCTTCCTGGTGGACAGAATCTTGGAGAGTTGACCGATGTTCAATATTTCCAAAAGAAATTATTCAGAGCACTGAATGTTCCAGAATCTAGAACTGCTTCAGATGAAGGATTTAATCTAGGAAGATCTTCAGAGATTCTTAGAGATGAATTGATGTTTGGTAAGTTTGTTGGAAGATTAAGAAAGAGATTTAGTGGTCTTTTTCACGATATGCTAAAGACTCAACTCATTCTGAAGAATATTATAACTCCAGAAGATTGGCAGAAGATGAGTGATCATATTCAATATGATTACTTATATGATGGTCATTTTTCTGAACTTAAAGATACTGAGTTGATGAATGAAAGACTCAATTTGATGGTTGCAATTCAACCATACATTGGCACTTATTATTCACAAGACTATGTGAGACGTAAGATTCTTCGTCAAACAGACCAAGAAATCGTCGATGAGAATGAATTAATGAAGGAAGAAATTAAGGATGGTTTATATCCAGATCCTAAACTTATGCCCCCTATTGGTCCAGATGGACAACCGATGGTTCCTGGTATGAATGGACAAATGCTTGGACAAGTTCCAATGGAACCTGATATGGGATCATCCAATAAGGATATGAATATAAACAGCAAGGCAGCAGAGATATAAATAGTTTATAATTTTTTGAGGTTATTTATGGAATCTAGTACAGAATTGATGGATATTATTTTATCTGGAAATTCATCGGAACAAATTTCTGATAAGATTAAGGAGATTTTGTATACAAAATCAAGTTCTAATATTGATGCAATTACTCCATATGTTGCCCAGTCATTATTTGGAAATATTGTTGGGGAGGAGTAATAAGTGGATAAGGAGTTAATAGACTTCTTTAAAACAGTAAAGTCTGCAAAGAAAGAAAGAAAAGAAGAGATAAAAGAACTTCTTGGAGATTCTTTCTTTGAAGACTTTGTAAAACCTTTATCTAAGCAATATAAAGAAAATAAGGAATCTCTAATAGAAATCGATAACACAATTTGTGAGGATAAAGAAGAGGTAGTAGAGGAAACAAAGGAAGAACTGGTAGAAAAATCATTAGGACTTCTTGCTGAACCATCAAATACCAAACAAGAAAAAGATCCTCTTACTCCTTTAAATCAGAAGTTTGCAACTCTTGATGATCTCCAAAAGCATTATAGTCTTTTCTTATCAAGAATTCAACAGCAACTTTCCACATTAGGTGGAGGTGGTGAAACGAATTTGGCATATATGGATATGCCTCTTAAATATATCACTACTTCATCTTATACAGTAACTCCACAAGATTATTATATTGGAGTTAATTATGCAGGAGCAGTTACAATTACTCTTCCAACACCCAAAAAGAATGGGAAGACCTACATAGTAAAAGATGAACTTGGAGAAGCATCCAAGGGAGTAAATAGATATATTACAATCCTCCCATCTGGTTCTAACACTATTGATGGCAGAGATAGAGCATTTATTGCTTATGATTATGGTTCACTTACTTTTGTTTATAGAAATGGTTGGAGAGTAGTTTAATGTCACACTTATATAATCCGTGGAAACCAGAAGATGATGCTTTTGGTAGATTAAGAACATCAAATCCATATACTCTTGGAGATTATAAGCATCTTTATGCTATTGACCCAGATTTTGTAGATGTTAAAGTTGGCACAGGAGCAACTATTGTTTTTGATGTCAACCAAGCAGCAGCAATTTTACAGTCTGGAATCAGCACTAATGGATATACTATTCACCAGACCAAGAGATATCATCATTATATGCCTGGAAAATCTCAATTGATTTTTTCTACATTTAATTTTGGTGCAGCACAACAAAATGTCTATAAGAGAACTGGTTACTTTGATGACAGAGATGGTATTTTCTTTGAGCAAGCACCAGATGGAACTTTAAGTTTTGTAATCAGATCTTATGTAACTGGGATTGCTTCAGATAGAAGAGTTACTCAATCTCAATGGAATAAGGATAGATTGAATGGTCAAGATCCTTCTGGATTTACATTAGATATTACTAAAACACAATTATTCTTTACTGACTTTGAATGGTTAGGTGTTGGTAGAGTTCGTTGTGGATTTTCGATTGATGGTAAGAATGTGGTCTGTCACGAATTTTATAATTCAAATCACATTCCAACAGTTTATATGTCCAATCCAAATCTTCCCGTAAGATGTGAGGTTAGAAATACTGGAGCACAAGTAGGTGCTGGTGGTTCCTTTATTCAGATTTGCTCTACTGTAATGAGTGAGGGTGGGTATGTTGAGGCAGGTAGAGAATTTTCTCATACAACAAATCTTAGAACTGTTAGCATTGGTAGTACAGTTCCCATTATTAAAATTAGACTCAAGAATGCATTTAAAGGTTATCCAAATAGAGCAACAGTAAAACTTGAAGATGTTTCTGTGTTTAGTAATGGAGGAAATGTAAAATATGAAGTTTTAAAATTTAGAAGTTCTGTTGGAATTAATTCGACAGGAACTTGGGTATCTGAAAATGATGAATCGGTTGTTGAATATAATGCATCTTCAACTGGAATTAGTACTGCATATTTTGAAGATTTTATGGGTGGTTATGCTGCAGGTGAAAGTCAAAACTCACAAAAACCATCAGCAACAACTGTAGATGTATCAAGTGGTCCATCATCTAAGAAAAATTTCCTAACACAAAATTTTGATGCAACAGACTCAGAAATCTTTTCAGTTCTTGTAAGTAATATAAGTGACACCAGCACTAATGTTGGGGTTTCTATTAGATGGAGAGAAATTTACTAAATAATTAAATAAAAGACTAATTATAGTAATGTCTCACAAAATAGTACAAACAGTAACACCTTTGAGTAGTGTAGGTGCCGCATCAGCTCAAAGTTCTGCAATTTCTCTGCAGAGTGGTTTTATTAGAATTGTTCCAGTTGGTGCTGCTGTTGCTGTTGCAATTGGCACAAACCCAACAGCAACTACAAGTGATTTTTTAGTTTCTCAATATCAACCAGAAATTTTAAAAGAAAGAGTTGCTAGACAACAAATTTCGGGAATTACTACTGGTGCTACAACTGTAGTAACCTTTGGTCAGAATTATGGAAATCCATTTTTAGTTGGAGATTATGTGACTGTCTCTGGTGCGACAACTGCGGGAATTAATACTACTCACGTTGCAATTACTGGAGTTTCAGATTCTTCCATAACAATTAATCATAATTCATCTTCAGTCACAGGAATAATTACTGTAACTGGAGCAGTTGTTGCAAGAAGTGTAAAAGTTGCTGCATATGGAGTAGGTGGAACCGCATCCACAGTTTCTATCACAGAAGTTCAAACCACATCCCAGTCATGACCATGAAACTAATCACAGAAGAAATCGAATCAGTAGAAATTATTACTGAAGAAAAAAATGGAATTAAAACCCTGTATATTCAGGGACCATTCCTTCAGGCAGAATGTACAAATAGAAATGGTAGAAATTATCCTCTACAAATTCTCGAAAGAGAAGTTAAGAGGTATAATGATTCGTTTATCCAAAAAGGAAGAGCATTGGGAGAATTAGGACATCCCGATGGTCCTACTGTGAATTTAGACAGAGTATCTCATATGATTACCAGTCTTCATAGAGAAGGAAATAACTTTATTGGAAAGGCAAAATTATTGGATACTCCAATGGGAAACATTGCCAAGTCTCTTCTAGGTGAGGGAGTTACCCTTGGTGTTTCCTCTAGAGGCATTGGTTCATTAAATGAAAGGAATGGAATCAAGTATGTAGGTGAAGATTTTATGTTATCAACTGCTGCTGATATTGTTGCTGATCCTTCTGCACCCGATGCATTTGTTCAAGGAATTATGGAAGGAAAAGAGTGGGTGTGGGAAGGTGGTATTTTAAGAGAAATGAATGCACAAAGAACCAAAGAAAATGTAGAAAAATTGAGCAGAGGAAGAAGATTGAGTGAGCAAAATAAACTCAAACTCCTTAGAGATTATCTCTCAAATTTATAATTTATAAATAAATATAGAATAAATTAATCAAGGATTTTATTCGGAGAATAAAAATGAGTGTCGGTAACGATTTACAAGAAATGGAAGTATCTACTAAAAAATCTGTAACTGCAGTTAACAAAGGAGCTAAGCCTGCTGAAGGTATGCCTAAGGGCAATATTCCAGGTGAAGGACTGAATAACTCAGTAGAAGATCTGGGTGGTCCTACCCCCCATAACTCAAGACCTAATGATGAGTCCAATAAACTCAAGACTCCTGGAAAGACTCTTTCCAAAGTTCAGAATGTGGTAAACAAAGGTGCAAAAGCACCTGATGCAATGCCACATGCTAACAAGTCTGCTATGAGTTATGAGGAGACTGAAATTGAAGATGAAGATCTGATCTCAGAAGAGGAAGTAGTGGAAGATGGTGAAGAGGAAGATACTTTTTCTCTGCAAGAAAGACTCGATCAAATTGCAAATGAAAAAGTTGATTACTCAGATGACATTAATGCTTTAATGGAAGGTGAGGACCTTTCTCCAGAATTTATGGGAAAGGCAGCAGTTATTTTTGAAGCTGCTATTAAGAGCAAGGTTGTTTCAATTATTGAAGCATATGAGCAAGATTATGCAGAGAAACTTGTAGAAGAAGTTACCGCAATCAAAGAAGAACTTACTGATAGAATTGATTCTTACCTAGAGTATGTTTCTGAAGAGTGGATCGAAGAGAACGCACTTCAGATTGAAACTGGAATCAAATCTCAGTTAGCAGAATCCTTCATGAGCAATCTGAAGGGTCTTTTTGAAGAACATTATGTAGAAATCCCTGAAGATAAATATGATGTATTAGAAGGAATGGTCGAAAGACTAGATGAAATGGAAGAAAAACTCAACGAACAAATCGAAAGAAATGTTCAACTAAATCAAAGACTTAGTGAAGCTGTTAGTGACACTATCCTAAATGATATTTCTGAAGGGTTAGCTTTAACTCAGAAGGAAAAGCTTGCAAGTCTTGCCGAAAGTGTTGAGTTTGAAAGTGAAGTAGACTATCGTGAGAAACTGGAGACTCTAAAAGAGTCATATTTTTCGAAATCACCAGTAAACTCATCAAGAGAAGAAGTGCTAGTTGAAGAAGCAAACGAGGATTACGGTCCTTCAATGAATGCTTATCTGAGAGCACTCGGTAAATACTCTAAGTGAATTTAAGATTATACTAAATATTTGTAGTTAAAAACACTTTAACAAGACTAAACAAGGAGAAAAAGCAAATGTTCCTTTCAGAACAATTGCAGAAGAAGTGGCAACCTCTTCTTGAGGCAAATGGTCTAGACGAGATCAGAGACCCTTATAGAAGATCAGTTACCGCAGTTCTGCTAGAAAACCAAGAAAGATTTTTAAAAGAGGAAAGAGGATTCCTCACTGAAGCTGCCCCCAATGTTAATACAGATCCTGGTGCCACTGGTGCTGCTGGATTCTCTGGTGGTGCTTCATCCCCAGTTGCAGGTTTCGACCCCGTTCTGATCTCACTGATCAGACGTTCAATGCCTAATCTGGTTGCATATGACCTTGCTGGTGTTCAACCAATGAACGGTCCTACTGGACTGATCTTTGCGATGAGAAGCAAGTATGTAAACCAGCAAGGTCTTGAGGCACTCTACAACGAGCCCGATACTGCATACTCTGGTCAAGATAGTGGTTATAACCTAACCCAGGGTGATTATACTGGTGGTGCTGACGACGGAGCATCCGTTGGTTTTGGTACTACTGGATTTGTTGGTGGTGGTCTTGCTGCTGGTTCTAACCCCTCACTTCTAAACTCTGCTGGTGCTGCTGGCACTGATTACAGAGTTGGTCAGGGTATGTCAACTCAAGCTGCTGAAGCACTTGGTGGTGCTGATGGAGATCAGTTCAACCAGATGGCATTCAGCATCGAGAAGATTGCTGTTACCGCAAAGAGCAGAGCACTCAAGGCAGAGTACACCCTTGAACTTGCACAAGACCTCAAGGCAATCCACGGTCTTGATGCTGAGGCTGAATTAGCAAATATTCTCTCAACCGAGATTCTTGCTGAGATCAACCGTGAAGTTATCCGCACTATCTACAAGATTGCTGAGCCTGGTGCCCAGACAAACGTAGCAACTGCTGGTATGTTTGACCTTGATGTTGACTCCAACGGTCGTTGGTCAGTTGAGAAGTTCAAGGGTCTTCTGTTCCAACTGGAAAGAGACGCAAACGCAATCGCACAAAGAACTCGTAGAGGAAAGGGTAACGTCATCCTTTGTTCTGCTGACGTTGCTTCTGCTCTCACCATGGCAGGACTTCTTGATTATACCCCAGCACTCAATGCTAACCTGAATGTTGATGATACTGGCAATACTTTTGCTGGTGTTCTTAACGGCAAGTTCAGAGTTTACATTGACCCATTTGCTGCCAACCTTGCTGCTGAGCAGTATTATGTTGTTGGTTATAAGGGTACTAATCCTTATGATGCTGGTCTGTTCTATTGCCCTTACGTTCCTCTCCAAATGGTTCGTGCCGTTGGTCAGGACACCTTCCAGCCCAAGATTGGCTTCAAGACCAGATATGGTATGGTTGCCAACCCATTTGCTGAAGGAACTGATGTTGGTGCAGGTAGAATTGCCCAGAACACCAACCGTTACTACAGAAGAGTACAAGTAAAAAATCTTATGTAAATCAAATCACATAGTTTTAGGAGTCCGAAAGGACTCCTTTTTTTATGCAAATAAATAGTTAGAAACAGTATTATGGCAAATACAACCTGGGCAGGACAACCATCCAACAAGAATTTTTTATCTCCAGTAGGATTTAAATTTAATTTACATAAAGCACCTAAGGTTGATTTTTATTCTAATGCTGCAAACATACCAGCAATTACTTTAGGATCAGCATTACAAACTCGTTATGGAAAAAATATTGATATCCCTGGAGATAAGATGTCTTTTGGTGATTTCAATCTTAGATTCCTTGTAGATGAGAGTCTAGAGAATTATATGGAAATTTGGAATTGGATGACTGGACTAGGATTTCCATACAGTCTCGAACAGTATGCAGATTTAATGGATACTTCAACAGTTTCCAATTCTCCTAAAAAAGATAGCACTGAATTTTATGAACAATCAGATGCTAGTCTACAAATTTTAAATAGTAACTTCAATCCATCAGCATCAGTAATTTTTACTGGTATGTATCCAGTTTTCCTATCATCATTGGATTTCGATGCTACAGAAGAAAATATTAATTACTTTACAGCACAAGTAAACTTCAAATATACTTATTATAAAATTATACCTAATATATGATTGATATTGATAAAATTCAAGAAATGTGGAAAGAAGATTCAAACATTGATATTGACAATCTCCACAACGAATCTTTGAGAGTGCCATCATTGCACGCAAAATACTACGAAATATACAACAACATATCCCTACTCAGGAAAAGATCTGAGTTTCAATATAAACAAAAAAAACTTGAACGATATAATTATTATAACGGGAAAGCAGAACCAGAAACATATAAAGAAGATCCATTCCCATATAAAGTAAGAGATAAAGAGGGAATGACTAGATATCTGGAAGCAGATAAGCAACTATCAGATATTTTTATGAAAATAGAATATTATGATACAATATTAAAATATCTAGAAGAAATTATAAAAATGATTTCGAATAGAACTTATCAAATTAAGAATTCAATTGATTTTTTGAAATTCCAATCGGGAATATAATATGTCTGATCTTATCATATCTAAAAAGAATGAAATCTATCTGAAGGTCGAATGTGAACCTCATATTAAATATGAATTGAGTGATCAATTTACATTTGATGTGCCTGGTGCAAAGTTTATGCCTCAATATAGAAGTAAGCACTGGGATGGTAAAATACGTTTATTCAATATTCAGACTGGAGAAATCTATTCTGGACTACTGGATAAACTTATCACATTCTGCGAGAATCACAACTATAACTTTGAATTTAATCAAAACAAATATTATGGTCTTCCTGGAGAGATAGATGATTCTATTTCAATGGAGGGTGTGAGAGATTATATGAAAAGTATTTGCAGTCACGAACCAAGGGACTATCAAATCCAAGGAGTTCATGATGCATTAAAATACAAAAGAAAGTTATTACTATCCCCAACTGCATCAGGCAAATCATTGATGATTTATTCTGTAGTCAGATACTTTGTAGAGAGGGGAATGAATATATTGTTGGTAGTCCCAACCACATCATTGGTAGAACAGATGTATAAGGACTTTGAAGACTATGGATGGAATGCTGAGACATATTGCCATAAAATATATGGAGGAATGTCTAGAGAGGCAGAGAAACCAGTTACAATATCTACATGGCAATCTATTTACAAATTAGATAAATCATATTTCCAAAACTATGACGTAGTAATTGGAGATGAGGCACATCAATTCAAATCTAAATCATTGATTAGTATCATGGATAAATTGCATGATGCAAAATATAGATTTGGATTTACTGGAACACTTGATGGATCTCAAACTCACAAACTGGTACTTGAGGGATTATTTGGTCCTACTTACAAATTAATTAAAACAGATGATCTTATTAAAAAGGGATACCTATCTCAGTTAAAAATTAAAGTTCTTCTTCTATCACATCCAGAGCATGAATTTAATGACTATGAAGAAGAAGTTCAATATTTAATTGGACATGAACGTAGAAATAATTTTATTAAAAATCTAGTTTTAGATCTTAAAGGAAATACTTTGGTATTGTTTAATAGGGTTGCAACTCATGGAGAACCCCTCTATGAATTAATAAATAAAGATGCCAGTGAAGATAGAAAAATATTTTTTATTCATGGTGGAGTGGATACTGAAGAAAGAGAAATGGTAAGAAAAATTACCGAGGAACAATCAAATGCGATTATTGTTGCTTCTTATGGCACTTTTAGTACAGGTATCAATATTAGAAACTTACACAATGTTGTCTTCGCATCACCTTCCAAATCAAGAATAAGAAATCTACAATCTATCGGAAGAGTTTTAAGAAAAGGAAAAGAGAAATCTTCAGCAACTCTATATGATATTGCTGATGAAATTAAATATAAATCAAAGAAAAATTATACATTGAATCATTTAATTGAAAGAATTAAAATTTACAATGAAGAAAACTTTGATTATGAAATCATTACAATCAACTTTAAAAAATAATGGAAGAAGACTTTTATGCAACAATTAAATTAATTTCAGGTGAAGAAGTATTTGCTTTAGTTTGTCTATCTGAAGAAGATGATAAGAGATTTTTACTATTAGATAATCCAGTAGTAATTACTCATATCCAATCTAAATCAAATAAAACTATGGGATATAAAGTTATTCCCTGGGTGAACATATCTGATGATGAAATGTTCATTATTGATTTTGATAAAATAATTACAATCACTGAAGTTAAAGATTCTAGGATTATTTCCATGCATAGGAAATTTACTAGAAGTAGTTCACAATTAAAGATTACAAAGAATATGGGTCTTATATCTCATGTGGATGCCGCAAGAGACTCTTTAGAGAAGATCTATAGAAGTAATTAAGATATAATTTATCTTCAAACCTAACAGAGTGATCCTACTCACTTTACTAACAGTTGTCAAGTACTTGTCAAAACATTAGTTTTTGTAGTACAATTAGAACAACTTATAGAAATCAACAATTTAATATGCTATTAAAAGTTATGACAAAAGAAAAGAAAAGATCTGAACATTATGTAAGCAATAAAGAATTTCATCAAGCACTGGTTGATTATAAAAAAATGGTAGATGAAGCAAAGGATAAAAATCTACCTAAACCAAAAATACCAAATTATATTGGGGAGTGCTTTTTGAAAATTGCAAATCATTTATCATACAAACCAAATTTTGTAAATTACATGTTTAAGGATGATATGATTTGTGATGGAATTGAGAACTGTGTTCAATACATTCATAATTTTGATGTAACTAAAAAGAATCCTTTTGCATATTTTACTCAAGTAATTTACTATGCATTTCTAAGAAGAATTGCAAAAGAAAAGAAACAACTTGAAATTAAAACCAAAATCATTGAAAGATCTGGATTTGATGAAGTGTTTAGTGCAGATGGATCTGATATGGGATATGAACTTGGAAATATGAATAGCATTAAAGATGGGATCAATTATAGATTTACATTGTGATTGAGGAAAAATTAAGTGAAAGTTGCCCTAATTACTGATACTCATTTTGGATTTAAAAAGGGAAATAAAACATTCCATGAATACTTTCAGAAATTTTATACTGAAATATTTTTTCCATATCTAATTAAAAATAAAATTAAGACTGTAATTCACCTTGGAGATGCCTTTGATAATCGTAAGGGGATAGATTATTGGTCTCTTCAATGGACAAAGCAAAATATTTACGATACTTTTGAGACACTTGGAATTACAGTTTATAATATCATTGGAAACCATGATATTTACTACAAAAATACAAATCAATTAAATTCTGTAGATTACTTATTATCAGAATATGACAATGTAATTAAAATATCTTCTCCCCAACAATTTACAATTGGGGGATTGGATATACTAATGCTTCCTTGGATTACACCTGAGAACGAGCAGAATGCCCTTAGAATGATTCAAAACAGTCCCTGTGAAGTGGCAATGGGACATTTGGAATTGACGGGGTTCAAGGTCAATTCTCATTTAGTTATGGATCACGGAATGGATCCAAAAGGTCTTCATAAATTCAATAAAGTATTTTCTGGACACTATCATACTAGATCGAATGATGGAGTAGTATTTTACTTAGGAAATCCATATGAAATGTTTTGGAGTGATCTAGATGATAATCGTGGATTTACTATTTTTGATACCGAAACCTTAAAGCACGAGTATATTAATAACCCATATAGAATTTTTAAAATTATTAATTATGATGAGGATAATCTAAATGAAGAACTTGATGAGTATAAAAATTGTATTGTCAAACTGATTGTAAAAAATAAAACCAATCAAAAAAAATATGAACAATATGTTGATAAATTAATTCAGGTGAATCCATATGAATTTAGAGTAATTGAAACCGTTCATATCAATCAAAATTTTGATGATGAAGAATTTGTTGGATCTGAAGATACTCTTTCTTTACTAAAAAAATATGTGGATGAATCTGAAATTAGTTTAAATAAGAGTAGGATAAAAAATATGATTAATACAATTTATCAAGAGTCTTATCAATTATAATAAATGTACATACTTACTCTTGCATCAAACCCAGACGAAGGAGCATTTGCCATAGAAAGTGAATATGGTGATAATGTTCTTATGATTTTTGAAGAGTATGATGATGCAGAAAGATATCTTTGTATGTTAGAAGAACTTAATTATCCTGAGATGGAAGTTATCGAAGTTGATAAGGAAGTTCTATTAATTGCTTGCGAATCTTTTAATTATGAATATGCTATAATTACTTCAAATGATCTAGTCGTTCCTCCAAATTATGATAAAATTTCAGAAAATTCGTTATAAAAATTTGCTCTCTTCTGGAAACTATTGGACAGAAATTGATCTACTCAAAAACAATTCAACGTTAATTATTGGACAGAATGGTGCAGGAAAGAGCACACTACTAGATGCATTGACGTTTGTATTGTTTAATAAACCCTTTAGGAAAATAACAAAAGGTCAATTAGTCAATACTACAAACGAAAAAGATTGTGTTGTTGAAATTGATTTTTTAATCAATAGTGATCAATATAAAATTATACGTGGAATTAAACCTAACATATTTAAGATACAGAAAAATAATAAAATTCTTGATGAATTAGCATCTTCAGTAGATCAGCAGAAGTGGCTAGAACAAAATCTATTGAAGTTGAATTATAAATCTTTTACTCAAATTGTAATCCTCGGATCCTCCAATTTCGTTCCATTCATGCAATTATCTTCTCAGCATAGAAGAGAAGTTGTTGAAGATCTTTTGGATATTAAAGTATTTTCTTCAATGAATGATATAACCAAGGGAAACATCAAAACATTTAGAGAAGAAATTCGAGAGTTGGAATACAAAAAAGAAAATTGTAAGGATAAAATCGAAGTTCAAGAAAATTTTATAAAAGAACTTCAAAAAAGAAATTGTGAAGATGTTGAACATAAAACCGATAAACAAAAAGTTATTGAAATTGAAATTAATAATCTCAAAATTAGTAATGATAATTATCTAATTGAAATTAAAAAAATGCAGGAACAGTTGGAGGAGGTATCAAATTCTTCCAATAAACTGAAAAAACTTGATGGATTGAAAATTAAATTACTTCAAAAAATATCAAATTATACAGAAGACCATAAGTTTTTTGATCATAATACGGTTTGTCCCACCTGTACTCAATCTATTGAGAATGAATTTAGATTAAATAAACTGGATGATATTCAAAATAAAAAAAATGAATTGACTTCTGCATGTCAAGATCTTGAGAATACAATTCAAGATGAGCAAAAGAATGAATCTAAATTTATAGAAATTTCAAAGAGGATTACTAAACTTAACAATGAAATCAATTCTAACAATGTTAAAATTTTTGAACTTGAAAAACAGTACAAAGAATTGCAACATGAAATTCAAAAACTTATCACTAAAGGAACAGAAACTAATATTGAACATGAAAAACTAAAAAAACTTAATATTAGTTTAGATGAAATAATAACTGAAATCTCTTTGAAAAAAGAGGAACTTTTGAACTACGAGTTCATCCATCTTTTGTTGAAAGATGGTGGAGCAAAGACAAACATTATTAAGAAGTATCTTCCCATCATTAATAAAAATTTGAACAAATATTTGGAGTTGTTAGATTTTTGTATTAATTTTAATTTAGACGAAGAGTTCAATGAAAAGGCACTGAATCCAATTTATGAAGATTTTTCTTATGATTCCTTTAGTGAGGGGGAAAAAATGAGAATTGATTTGGCATTATTATTTACATGGAGAGAAGTTGCAAAAGTTAAAAATTCAGTAAACACAAATCTATTAATTCTTGATGAAGTTTTTGATAGTTCATTGGATGATTTTGGTACTGATAATTTCACCAAGATCATTAGATATGTGATTAATAAATCTAACGTATTTGTAATCTCACACAAAACTGATGAATTGATCGATAAATTTGATTCTGTAGTTAAGTTCCAGAAGCAAAAAGGATTTGGTGTAATGGTTGACTCTTAGATGTTTGAGTGGTAGCATATTAGAGATCTGATCTAATTTTATTATGTTTGGTTCCAACTCTACTGAAATTACTCTTAATATGCAAGAAAATAGAAACGCTAATGGATTCTGGAAATATAACGAAGACAAAATTCTAAAACAACTGGAGCAATATATCTCCAGTACTTATAATCAACATTATGTTGATGAAGTTGGTGGAGAGAAACAGCAAACTTTGGATAAGATTAAGCATAATCGTAGAGAAGGATTTTGTGCTGGGAACGTAACCAAGTATATTGATCGGTATGATTCAAAGGGGACTCCGAGAGCAGACTTGTTTAAAGTGCTTCACTATACTATTCTCTTGATCAATCACCTTAACCTTATTGAGAACAAATGAAACTTTCTGACAATACTATTACCATTCTCAAAAATTTCTCTTCTATTAATCAATCTATTCTGATTAAAGAAGGTTCGAAAATCAAAACCATTTCTATTCTTAAAAACATTTACGCAGAAGCAGAAGTGAGTGAGCAATTTCCTAAAGATTTTGCCATTTACGATCTAAATGAATTTTTGAATGGATTGAGTCTTCACCAGGATCCTGATCTTGATTTTGCAGAACAATCATACCTTGTAATTCGAGAGGGGAAACGCAAGGTAAAATATTTCTATGCTGATCCAGAAATCATTGTGTCTCCTCCAGAAAAAGATATTCAACTTCCCACTCAAGATATTTGTTTTCAACTTGAGCATTCTCAATTGGACAAGTTAAAGAAAGCAGCAGCAGTCTACAAACTTCCTGATCTTTCTGTTGTGGGTGAATCTGGTGTTATCCGACTTCTTGTTCGTAACAAGAATAATGATACTTCAAATGAATATTCCTTAGTTGTTGGTGAAACCGAGCAAGAGTTTGCATTCAATTTCAAAGAAGAGAATATTAAAATTATTCCAGGATGTTACGATGTTGTGATTTCCAAGAAGTTATCTGCTAAATTTACAAATGAGAAGTACAATCTACAGTACTTCATTGCACTTGAACCTGATTCTACTTTTAGTTAATCATTTTATTTTATTATGAATATTTTTGTGACGGATGTTTGTCCTGTTCTTTCTGCGGCATCACTTCCAGATAAGCATATTGTTAAAATGCCTCTGGAGTGTTGCCAAATGATTTCTGTTATTTACAGTTCTTGGTATCATAATTGGGGAACTATTCCCAAAAAAGATGGGACCCCCTATAGTACTGTGAAGGGAGCATTTAGAAATCATCCTTGCACCCAATGGGCAGCAGAAACCCACGAAAACCTTGCTTGGTTGATTCGGCATGGGTATGCATTGTGTAATGAGTATAGGCATCGTTATAATAAAGATCATGCCTGTATGCAAGGACTTTTAGAAGCAGAATCAATTTTTTCTAAAAAAACTGGCAAAGATATTGGCATCTATAAAGATGTAAAATCCTTTACTAGGGCAATGCCAGATGAATTGAAAAATGATACCTCTATTGATACAGTTGAAGCATATCAGAGATATGTTTCTAGCAAACCTTGGGTAAAGGATAATTACCTAAAAATTCCTGATAGAATGCCAAATTGGATTTATGAATATGCGTGAAGATTTTTTGTGGGTAGAAAAGCACAGACCAAAGAAGATTGAAGATTGTATTTTGCCAGATGAAATCAAAAATACTTTCAAAGATTTTGTTGCCAAGGGAGAGATTCCAAATCTTTTACTTGCTGGTCCAGCAGGTTGTGGAAAGACAACAGTTGCAAAGGCATTGTGTGAACAATTAGGAGTAGATTATTATGTCATCAACGGATCAGACGAAGGTAGATTTCTCGATACTGTCAGGAATCAAGCAAAGAACTTTGCTTCGACCGTATCACTTCAAGCAACTGGAAAACATAAAGTCATCATTATTGACGAAGCAGACAATACCACCACAGATGTACAACTCTTACTTAGGGCAAATATTGAGACGTTCTATAAAAACTGCAGATTCATCTTCACCTGCAATTACAAAAACAAAATCATTGAACCCCTCCACTCAAGGTGTGCCGTTGTTGAATTCGGTATTAAAGGAAAAGACAAACCAAAACTTGCTGGACTCTTCTTCAAACGATTGCAGGAAATCCTGGATCAGGAAAAGATTGAGTATGATCAAAAAGTCATTGCAGAAATTATCAAAAAGTACTTTCCAGACTGGAGGAGAGTTCTAAATGAATGTCAACGATATTCTGTAAGTGGAAAAATTGACGTTGGCATTCTAGGAACATTTGCAGAAATATCCACTAACGAACTAATTAATCATCTTAAGGATAAAAACTTTCCAGAAGTTAGGAAGTGGGTTGCACAAAATCTCGATAATGATATTAGTGTAATTTTACGTAGAGTCTATGATGCTCTATATGAAAAGGTTGATGGTCCTAGTATTGCTGCTGCAGTTCTTATTGTTGCTAAGTATCAATATCAATCTGCATTTGTTGCAGACCAGGAAATCAATCTTTTGGCAGCACTGACTGAAATTATGGTTGAGGTGAACTTCAAATGAGGCAGGAAACTAGACACGCAATGGAAATGCTATTCATTGCTAAATGGAATCTTCCAAAAGCAGCAGAATACTGTAATCTTACTCAAAAAGAATGTAAGATTGTATTTAATGAATATTGTAATTTTCATCCTCCAATTTATAAAAATGAAGATAGAACTGAAAGACTGGTTGACTTCGATCAATACGACGAAAAATAATATTATGGATGAGGACCCATCCACAATTAAAGAATATTCTCCATATATTATTAATCGTTGTATGTCTGGACATATTGATACTGTAATGTATGCAAATGAATTAAATAAGAATTGCAATATTGATAAAAAACTTCAATATGATTTTCTTATAAATATTGTTAGGAAAAGGAAAAGATTTTCTCCTTGGGTCCGAAAAGAAAAAGTCGAAGATCTTGAATGCGTCAAATCATACTATGGTTATAGTAATGAGAAGGCACAGCAAGTTTTGGGCATTCTCACTAAAGAACAACTTACTTTTATTAAAACTAAACTTGAAACTGGAGGAATGAAATGAGTGTTGTTAATGAACCTGAAGTAAATTGGACGCAATCACAAATGGTAGAAGTGATTCTCAATGAACCTGATGATTTTCTTAAGGTTCGTGAAACTTTGACCCGTATCGGAGTTGCATCTCGTAAGGAAAAAAAGATTTATCAATCTTGTCATATCTTACACAAACAAGGCAAATATTATCTTGTACACTTTAAAGAATTATTTGCTCTTGATGGTAAACATGCAAATATCACGGTAAATGATATTCAACGCAGAAATAGAATTGTTCAACTTCTTGCAGATTGGGGACTAATTACTGTTTCTAAACCTGAGCAAATTACTGATATTGCTCCATTAAATCAAATTAAAGTTCTTTCTTATAAGGACAAAGGTGATTGGTTGCTTGAAACTAAGTATAATATTGGTTCTAAAAAGAAACGTGGTGAAGAAACCGAATGATTTTTTAGGGAGTTTACTACTCCCTTTTTTTGTGCATTGTGTATAATTAGTAGTGGATGCCGAATGGGTCCAATACTCAACGATGCTCAAAGAGGTCACTATGTACACACTATCAAAATACAACACAAATAATATTGAAAAGTTTGTAAATGATGTTCAAAAATATTCTATTGGAATGGATGAATGGTTGGATAGAATGACATCTGTTCAACAAACTAATTATCCTCCATATAATGTCATTCAGGAAAGTAATGTTGATTTTAGATTAGAAGTTGCCCTTGCTGGTTTTAAATCAAATGAAATTACCGTGTATACGGAAAATAATAAATTGATTATTGAGGGTACAAAAGATGTAGATAATGGGAAAGAATATGTCTACCAAGGTCTTTCGAATAGAGCATTTTCTAGATCTTGGACTATTTCTGATGATGTTGAAGTTAAGGAAGTCCATTTTGAAGATGGTCTACTAACTGTCAAGTTGTCTAAAATTATTCCAGAACACCAAAAGAAAAAAGTTTGGTTCTAAATAATTCAGGCTACCCTAAAATATCGTCGTCGCAGGGGAACGAGTGGCAAAATCCACTTGACGTTCCCCTTTTTTATTGCTAAACTGTAGTTTGCCCTATGAGAGAAAAATGTCTATAAAAATTGTTAACCTAAAATCACTAGAAGATGTGATTGCTAATGTTAGTGAAATGAAATCTGATGATAAAGTAATTGGATATGTTCTTGACAATCCATACGTACTTTCATTTAATGAAAATAGGGATCAAGTAGGATTTTATCCTTATGCCCCATTATCTAAAGATACTTCTATTCCTATTCCTTGCGATTGGGTTGTTACTATTTTAGAACCACTTGATCAGATTAAAACCTCATATATGGAGAAAGTAAATGCAAAATCTGAAGATTCTGATATTGAAGAATGATTCAATCTTAATGACTGAGATTCATGAGGTTGGTGGTGTTGAACTTGGAGAACCTGATTGTAAGTTGGTCAATCCAGTTCAGATGCTAGTATCCGATTCTACTACCTTTGATATGAGGAAGTGGCCAGTCTTTACTGATCAGAGAGAACTTAAGATTCACTCTGATTCAATTTTTACTATTGTAGATCCTAAACCAGATCAAATTGAAGTCTATTTGAAAACTATTAAATGAAATTCTATACCAATGTAGTTCTTGTTGGAAATGAAATACTTTCCAGAGGGTTTAATAATGGTGAGCACTTTAAGAATAGGGAAATGTTTTATCCTACTCTTTATGTGACTTCCAATAAAAAGACAAAATTTAAAACTCTTGAAGGAAGTTATGTTGAAGAAATTAAACCAGGAACTATTAGGGAAACTAGAGAATTTATTGATAAGTATCAGAAAGTAGATAACTTTAAGTTGTATGGGAATACCAGATATGTAAATCAATACATATCTGACAATTATCCAGAAGAGGCTATTAAATTTGATATTTCAAAAATCAAATTGGTCACAATTGACATTGAGGTTGCATCTGAAAATGGATTCCCTGATGTACAATCTGCACAAGAAGAACTCCTAACTATTTCTCTTCAGGACTATACAACTAAAAATATTATTACTTGGGGAGTTAAACCATTTAATAATACTCAAGAGAATGTAAATTACATTCTGTGTAGGGATGAATATGATCTTCTTGATAGATTCATGTTCTACTGGGAGAACAATTGTCCAGAGGTAGTAACTGGATGGAATTGTGATCTGTATGACATTCCATATTTGTATAGGCGTATCAGCACTGTTCTAGGGGGGAAGGTAGTAAAACAACTTTCTCCTTGGGGCATTGTCACTGAGAATGAGGCACTTATTAATGGCAGACCTCAAATTAGATATGACATTGCTGGTGTTACAATCCTAGACTATCTTGAACTGTATAGGAAATTTACTTATACTAATCAGGAATCATATCGTCTTGATCACATTGCATCAGTTGAACTTGGGCAAAACAAACTAGACCACTCTGAGTATGATACTTTTAAAGAGTTCTATACTAAGAATTGGCAAAAGTTTGTTGAATACAACATCAAAGACGTGGAACTGGTTGACAGACTTGAGGATAAAATGCGTCTAATTGAACTTGCTATTACCATGGCATATGATGGTAAAGGCAACTTCAATGATGTGTTCTACCAAGTTAGAATGTGGGATTCCATCATCTATAACTATCTCAGAAAGAAAGATGTAGTTATTCCATTCAAGACTGATACTAAGAAGGATGAGAAGTATGCTGGTGCATATGTTAAGGAACCAATTCCAGGAAAGTATGATTGGGTTGTTTCATTTGACTTAAACTCCCTGTATCCTCACTTGATCATGCAGTACAATATTTCTCCAGAAACTCTACTGCCAAATAGACATCCCAAAGTCAATGTAGATAAAATTCTGAATAAAGAAATTAATTTTGATGACTATAAAGACTATGCAGTATGTGCCAATGGTGCTATGTATAGAAAAGATATTCGTGGATTCCTACCAGAACTCATGGATAAAATGTATAGTGATCGTGTAATTTACAAAAAGAAGATGCTTGAGGCAAAGCAGGAGTATGAAAAAACTCCTTCTGTTGAACTCATGAAGGAGATTGCCAGATGTAATAACATTCAAATGGCAAAGAAAATTTCACTTAACTCTGCCTATGGTGCAGTAGGTAATGAATATTTCAGATACTTTATGATTGAAAATGCTGAGGCAGTTACTCTTTCTGGACAAGTTTCAATTAGATGGATTGAAAGTAAGGTAAATAAGTATCTAAACAAAGTTCTTAAATCTAAGGATGTTGATTATGTTATTGCTTCTGATACCGATTCCATTTATCTTAATATGGGTCCTTTGGTTGAAACTGTATTCCAGGGAAGAGAGAAAACTACTGAAGGCATTGTTTCGTTCCTTGATAAGATCTGTAAGGTGGAACTTGAAAAATATATTGAAAGTTCTTACCAAGAATTGGCAGAGTATGTGAATGCATATGAGCAAAAGATGCAGATGAAAAGGGAGAACATTGCAGAAAGAGGTATCTGGACTGCAAAGAAGAGATACATTCTTAATGTATGGGACTCTGAAGGGGTTAGGTATTCTGAACCTAAACTCAAGATCATG